CTTCCCTAATCCAGTCACTACACCACCAACTAAGGTATTCGTATGGAGTAAGGCTGGTGTACACTATTACAACAACTATAATGACAGTACTAGAAAGCACATGACACAAGTTCACTTCAATGGACTTGTAGATGCAATTGACCGTACAAGACCAGCAGGCGCAGTAGGATGGGCTGGTGAAAGATACTCATACCTCAACTCCTTGAGAGTAGGTACAGAAGGATATGGTGCTGGTCTAGGTGCATGGTATCCTAAACTTGGATTCAGCCCATACGGTTCTGCTTCTTCTGCTATGAGTACATTTGGACACCTACCACACATTGCACCAATGAAATTAACACCCGAATCACTTGGTCCAATTACCAGCGTAGACGGTAATGATACACTCATTACAACACCTTACGATTGGGATTATAACGATACTTCAACACCTAGCGACTGGGATTTGACATACGGTGCTTACAGTGCTACCGGTATAACATACGGTACAAAGCCGATTCACTTGCGTAGCACAGATAATGTCACACGCTCACTACATCATCCTCAAGGTGTATTCTCTCGTGGATTCGTAGTGGTATCATACGAAGGTGAACTTGCTCTAATAGCAAAGCATGACCGTGATGGTATCAAGGCTACTGGTGATTGGTTGACTGTTGTATCTAAAACAGGTCAAAGCGTGTCTGCTAGTGATGCAATCAAGTTCGCTGGAACAGCAAGATGGGATGAGCGCATACACAACGCATCAAGATTCGTAGCACCAGCAAACGCTGGTCCAAATGTAGAGGCGTTGATTGTAGATGATACGGCAACGCCTACTGCCGATGAACCATCTGCTTACACTCTACACGGTAGCGTGTCTGCCGATACAGAACTAGTCAATGCAGAACCATGTTTCGCTAAGACTGGTGATATATTCTTTGATTTGGATGAAAGCCCTGCTAGTATATTCCTTACAAATGATGGCGATGTAGAGCGTAATTTAATTACAGATTATGACAATAGTGACGATGTATGGCTTGGACATACCAACGCATACAAATTAGGAAAGCGTTCACCAGCAAAGAACTTCTCAGTAGAGCATGTTGTGTGGAAGCGTATGGATGGCGGCAACCTATCCCTACCAGCAGTTAACGCTCGTGGTATGGGTAGTGTACCGTTCATAACAAGAGTAGATAGCGGTACAGCATACGAAACAGGAGAGAAAATATACGGTATAAACAGATTCTCCTTTGAGACAACTAATAGCGCAATGTTCCCTATCATACAGGCGCAGGAATTATCTCACCCGCAAATAGCAGTACAACATCCTATTGAATTGAGAAATGTACTTTCTATACCAAATGAGGAAATGCAATTCGCTGAGGTGCAGGTAGAGGATGACACCGGACAAGTGCATGTAGTCGAAGGAGGTTCACCGTTTGGTACTATTGTAAGAACATTCAACGCTGTATCCGATAGGAGTGCAGAAGGTCTTGCACCAGCAGTTGCTAACAGTGGTGTAGAACCTAATATGAAGGTACGCCTACCCGACCCCGATACAATACCGGGTAACATCATTGTACGCAGTGGATTCGACAGACTGCAAGCATATCAAAACGAAACAATGGGAAGTGGTGGAATGATTAGACCGCTATCCAAAGACAGTCTCAAACATTTGTTTACTGATGAAACAAAGGGTCCGAGGCTAGGTGGTACATTTGGTGATGTCAACTGGGAGCATATCAGTCAGTCTGCGACAGGTGAAGCATTCCCCGACCCTACATACAAAGGCTGGGAGACTGCTACTGGACATGCACCACTTGAGTCATCATATGAACTACATGACCGTACACTATTCTTCCATGTAACAAAGTGTGGTAACACTCACTCTCACCGCTATCCTAACTACTATACTCATTCCGCTGGTATAACCAGTAACGACTTGACTGCTGTATCATATAGCGGTACAACACTAACAGTCAATGCCAATGTAGACGCAAGCCTGTACGATGAGAGTATACAAGACGGCAGGAAGTTCTTGCGTCTGTATGACCCAGTAACAGATAGAGGTGGAGTGGCATCATTCACAGGTATTAGTAGTGCTACATTCATTGGTTGTGTGGGTGACGCTGACTTTGCAGAATTAATTACTGGTGATATATCAACATTCAAGGTTGTACCGTCATACTACATACCTGCTGGAAGCACACGATTCTTCGCATCTCGTAGAATGCGTGACCACGCAGAAGTCAGCGGTAACAGCCCCGACATGGCACATACGCAATACTTCGTAGGAGGTTCCACTGAACTCGGTAACGCAGTGTTCTCAAGACCGAAAATGACACCTATACCATTACCTCGTATGGGTCATCACTTTGTCAATCCAACAATGGCAGTATTACCGGGTCACTTCGCACACCCAGCATATCAAGGACTGTATAACAAGCACAGGGCAGTGCGCTCGGCTACTGTGCAATCCGATGAATATACAATCATGGAAGAACAATCACTTACCAACTTGAAGAGTGATATATCTACAACACTTAACAATGAAATAAATCCACTGGATGGAATAGCAGTTATAGGTTCTCTAAATGCGACCCCAAGTGGTCCGAGTGATATACACGGTGGGGCATTTTCATTGATGTTTGAAACAAAGGTGAGATACGATGGATATGGAGTTCTAGCATCAGTTGGTACAGGTGGCACAAATAACTCAAACGGTAAGCATATACTGAGCCTAGAGGCTAATGCTACTTACACCTTGAACAACCACTTCCCCGACCCTGCTGAGGTTGGTTCTTATCAAATCATTATACAACCAAATATACACAAATCTCAGTTTATAGGATTCCATTCTAACGGTCCAGCAGACGACCTACCCGATGGTACAGTAGAAGAACTGACAAGTCAACAAGTAGGATTAGTTGTAGGAATAGAATATAGTACAGATAGAGTTGACCTAATATTGGCTGAGGCTACGATGGCTGACACGAGAGGTTGTGAGGTATTCATCAATGAATTAATGATAGACCATGACCCCGATTATGGCAGTCAGTTTACTAACATACCACCATTAATGTTGTACAATCCGTTTGGTGTGCAAGGCACAGAATCTCCTGCATTTGTGAGGCGAAGTCTCCCGTATCAACCTCAAATGTTTATCGACACAACACCGGGTATGACTACCAATATACCGTGGTGGAGTATAGCACATAGAGTAGGACCGGATGATAGCACTGCGTATGGTTTTAGGCATTTGACACATCATAAATTTGACAATTATTACGAATTCATTAGAGCAAATGCGGGAAGTATCGCTACACAAATTACACTAGCGGGATACCCAAGTACCCATCCCGATGTATATTCAAGTATTTTAGAAAATGTTAGCGTGAATCCAGTATGTACTGTGGTGTCTGTGACTAGCACAACAATCACAGTTGACGATGCGAGAGGATTCCCTAAAGTTCCTTACTACGGTAATAAGTTAGTTTACACCGATGCGAATGGTGTAAGACGCACTCACACTTACACTGAAAGAAGTGGATTAGATAGTACAAATATGAACAAACCTAAACTATTCACAATTACAGCAAAGAGTAGTTTTACATCCAATTTGACTGCTGGTACTAAATTAAGATTAACTCGTGCATATGACAGTAGACCTGCTTTCAATATACTCAAAGATTCACAAGCGAGTATGATTACTAGAGTGCTTCCACAAATGCTTCAAGGTAGTAGAGATACAAACAGTCTACACTTAGCAGACGCTTTCTTATGTCTATGGCATCCTAATTTGGGAAGACCTCATACATTCTATTCCGATGCATCTCGTACATGGTTGAACCCACTTACAGACAGGGCAATCAATAAAGAACCATTGAATTCAATGCCGGAACATTTTGAGACTATACACTACCACGATGCTACCTACTATGCAAGCACAGGTCCTTTCGGTATGGAAAGAAAAACACCTCACCCTGTCTACAAGAAAGCGGCTGATGTAGCATCAAACGCCGTACAATATTCTTCACATGTAGTAGCAACAAAGACAATTACAGTAAACAATGCGTTCTCTATTAGTGACGGTGATAATTTCATACTTGATGGTAGAGTATACACCGTTAACGGTGCGGTCAGCGGTGGAACAACAGTAGTTGTTGATGAAGTACTTCCTAATGAAATCACAAGTGGTTCTTACATATTACTTGGTGGTGACGGTACTGCCGCTACAACCGCTACAATCATAGGTACATTTACTGGTGGTTTATCTTCTGCTGAATATACATTTCAAGGAAATGTAACTGGTGATGACGCAGGAACTAGATATACGATGTTGAACATGTTTTGGCCCTGTGGTTCTCGTGGTGGTCCACAAGTTAGTAGATTAGACGGATATGGTTTTGTTTCAACATCGTGGAGTAAACCTAGAAATTACAATGTAGGTCCTGTATGGCAAAATGATGGCGGTGGTATTGATATTGCAGGATATGACGGCGATGGCGATGCAGATGATATAACAACAAGACCATTTGGATATAGATTTGGACTAAGACAACCGTATAATAAACCACAGTGGTCCACATATGGTGTCCGTTCATTTATCGAGAATGCTGTAACATCTACTAACATATCATCCGGTTATCCTCATGGTCCACTGGTTCAGCAAGAAACTGAAACATGGACATACGCTGGTGGCTCAAGTATCTCTAATGCTACTTATCCTAATACATATGTCGGTATTATGGAAAGGCAAACTAACTTTAGCGGTATGCTAGGTGTTGACAAGTACGAGTGGCAAGTAAGATACAGTGAAGGTACAAGATTCACAAGACCATTTGGTTGCCCTGTAAGAACTTTGAGAAACTTTTCAACTGTAATTAGAGATTGGTGGGGCGACCACAATGGTAAGAATCTTGATATGATAGAGGAAGCAATATCGTATTACCTAGTTGACTGGTGGGGTAACACTCGTGGTGAAGATGTACGCCGACACCCTGTAAGAGCGTTTGGTATACGCCCGTCATGGGATGCAGGTGATGTTTACGAATACGATAGAGATAACAATAGAACACCGTATGCTAGATTATACAACAACGGTTCTCCTGTTGTTAACTTGAAGGGTCTAGTAGATTCATCGGGAGATGTTAGTGTATCTAGTGGATACAATGTACCAAGATTCGGCGGTAGACTGAATAATGCTAACAATAACAACACAGATATTTTGGTTGATGTATACATGCCTACCAACGCTCACCGTGTAGGTGATGATGGTAATGGTAGAGGATTGAGATACCCCACTGCATTTAACGAAGATATACTGACCGACTTAGATAAACCCGTACACACTACTGGTGTTGTACTATCTCATCACACCGCAGAACCTATACTCAATGATGGATTCATTAGAGCAAGAAACGATGTACTGCAAGCAGATGAAGTGCCTCGTGGTATCAGTGCAAGGCTCAATATAGCGGAAGATGGACTACTCAAGCCGGAGGCAGTAGTCAGTGACCGCACAGAAACAATTAGCGGTGAATCGCCTCACAAGGATGCGGTTAGTAGAAGCAGTCCTCGTATCGGTCTTGATACAGAATATGTAGAGGGCGTAGATGAGAATATGATTATCATTAACACGGAGGCACACAGCCTACACGCAGATAGAAATGTAGGTCAGCGTGTAATAATGCAGGGTGGATATACCGCAGGCTCACAGACGCTAGGTAATTACGATTTGTCGGCTCTCACCTTTGCTGGTAATCCGCAAGGCGGTGCAATGAAGTTGTCACATACATCCAACTTCAACCCGCTCGGCGGTACATACATCGCAGAAACCCGTAACTTCGTAGCACCTATCAGCGACAGTGGATGGGGTGCGTTCACCGATGCAACCTGTGATACAAACCACACATCGGGATTAACCGATGGTTCATCAACAAGTGTTAGACACATCACAATGGATTCAACTGCAAAATTAGTAGTGGGTATGACAGTAACAGGAACAGGTATCCCTGCAAGTGCTACTGTCGCCGCTATCAACAACGCTACATGCTTTACCCTCAGTGCTGATACTACCGCTACCAACAGCAACACCACTCTTGTATTCGGTCCACCGACAGGAAAAGGAAGTAACCCATATGCTACATCTACATTCGACTCGTCAAGTAGTCAAACAAACATGGTTGACAAGAGCATCAAGTACATGATGCGCCCTGTCCGTATGTTAGACAAACACCATGTAGAGATGTTTAGACCTAACAACAATCTACACTCTTCTGCGCCTCAATATGGTAGCAACTACTTCTCCGCTACTGGTGGTGGAAAGTACGGTATGTATCTATACGAAGTGAGCAACGGTAGAGCAACAGGTGGTGGAACATATGTTAGAAGCACCAGCCCTAATGCTAATCCACCATACGCCCCAGCGTATGTAATGAGTATCGGTAACAGTGTGACAGTGCCAATAAGCAAAGGTCCTACAATCATCGGTACGGCAGAAAGTAGTTTCGATAACACTGTGCTAGATAACGAAATCACTCGTGTTATCATGAGCGAAAATACACTACAACATCACAGGTCGGATGCACCTCGTAGGCGTAGTAGCGTACAAGGTGACAAAAAGCAAGATAGAATGGATTACAGTGTGAAGCCTAGATTCTCTCAAAGTCTACACCAAAAAGGACATAAAGGGGATGTAGACTACAATTCAAATGACCATAGCGGTGATGCCTCATGATAGAATACGATTTTTGTGACTGTTGTACTCCAATGGAAAATGCTTTTGCTTTGATGAAAGCGAAGAGTAAAAAGCCATTCCACGGCTACAATCCTAATAAGCATCACAAAAAAGGTGGACTAAGTGCTAAAGGTCGTGCGGCGGCAAAAAGAAAGACTGGTGCAAATCTAAAACCACCAGTCACTACAAAACCAAGTAAACTCAAACCCGGCTCAAAGAAGGCAAAGAGGCGAAAGTCATTCTGCGCTCGTATGAGTGGGGTCAAAGGACCGACTTCAAAGAAGGGTAAATTAACTCCAAAGGGTGCGGCCTTGAAGCGATGGAATTGCTGAGGCTAGGGTATGTCTGTCATCAAAAACACACGCACAGGGCGATACAGCACTGATGCTAATGAAGTGATGACACATGTACGCAAGCCAGTATTTGTAGATAACGCAGTGCATCATGCTAGACTAACACTACAAAAGACCACTAAACCAAAGGTTGTAATTGAGAACAAAAACTCACGCAATCTACAAGTCATGCCCGAAAGGACATATGAATTAGTTGAGGGAGAGTCTTCTATACAATTGACACACACTGAAAAGCCGGGTCACACCAGCCTCACCGCCCCTTTCTTTAACGATAATTTAATTTCCAACACTAACAAACCAATGCTAATTTACAATGCTGATGAATCATCACAGCGTTTACTACCTCATACAATAGAAAGCAGTTCATTTGGTGTGCTTGCTAACTTGCGTAACTTGAAGGGTAAAACACTCAATGACATTGGATTTACGGGTAAAAGAGTTAGGCTCGGTCAACCAATTGATGTAGGATTGAGAACAACAGACTTGGCTATGAGATTGGCTGAGTCTATCGAAAGCGGTGCTACTAGCGTCAATATATCACGCTCACGCAATGTCATCACTGACAAGGCAAGAAAGCATAGTAACCGCTTCGTAGGTACTGACTTCAACAACACCAATTTGATGACCGCATTGAGATTCTTGGGTAGACACGACAGTAGAATGTTACTGCTAGATAGATTCGGTAACTTACTGTATGTACCTATCACATTCAGTGAGGCTAACTATGTCATAGACAAAGACTTCCGTGTAGGCGGTAAGAGTGAAAACCCAATCGAAAACATTGCTAACAAGGTCACTGTACAAGGTAATCCATTAGCACTCAATGACCTAGTTATAGTCACTGTCAGTGATGCAGAAGGTCAAACAACGGAAGTAAGAGAGGACTCTTCACCAGTTGTGGATAACACAGTTAGGACCACCAACTCAGCAAGAAGAGTAGCAAGACAGATACTCAAGGCTAGAGCGTTGACTAAAGGTTCTATCACTAGTGACGGTCACATAGGATTACTAACTTTGAGGCCGGGCATGTCTGTCAAGTACGATGGTGAGATGAAGGTAGTTACAGAAGTCAAACACATGCCTATGGAGAACCTTAGCAGTTTGACTATGCTAAACCTAGATACGGGCATAGAAGGTGTTTTACAGGGCATTACAGAAGGTTCTACAATAGATGCTAACCAAACTAACCCTGCGACATATGTTCAAGTCGTAGAGCAAAATCTCGCACTATTTGGAAAAGTTGAATTGCGTATCTCTACTATCATGACCGAGAGGGGAGTACACAACACCGCTTTCCTTATCGGAGGTGTTAAAGGCACTCACGATAGGGGCAAGATTGGTAAGAGTGGATTACCTATTGGTCTAAACAAGACTGCGGAGGAAGTGACATATGCCGATTAGTGACTACATTAGGCGTTTGCTTATCGAAACGATAGCCAACAATATCAACGAAGTCATACTGGGCTTTGATGGTACACCAGCCACTAGTGACGATGGTGCGGCAGGTAGACCAGCGGTGACACTTGTTCCTACTGTGACAATCGTGGATGATACATCGTTAATAGTCGAGGCAACATTACCCTACGATAATTCTTTTAACGAGAAAATAAAAGAAGTATATATTCAATTTAGAGATACGGCAGAATTTACACCAGTAGCAAGATATACTGTATCTCCTATAACAAAATCAAACTCCAATGAATTGAAAATTCAAATCGCAATTGAGGTGGCATAATGACAGGTAATCCATTATCGGGGCATACGAAGGCAAACGCAGGGTCAATGACTGGCAGTGCAACATTTACAGACGGTCTAACTGACGGTGAACACATTGTTAGTCCTACTCTTAGTAACCTGTTAGAAGGGGTTCACGGTAACGGTATCATACTTGAAGAAGATACTGCGAACACTGACAGTGACCGTAACACACCGGAAGATTTGCCGGGTGTATGTGAACAAGTCACTAACTCATACACAGTGCGTATAGCAGGTGGACATGTAGTAATTGACGGTGTACTCTACGAGTTTGCGAATGGACCGGGTTCAAGTGCAGACATAGCGTTAACATCTTCTAGTGCGAACAAAAGAGCATCATATAGCGCACTCTCATCCGGTCAAGAAGTAGCGATAGTAATCTATGCTTCTACTGACACAAGCAATGACTGTATCACATGGGAAATGGGTACACCAATCACTACTGCGACCAATGCATACCCTACCACTCCGTCTGCATTCTTGACCGAACCTAAGAGTTCTTTAGGCGTAAAACAAAGTGTAGTGCTTGCTGTTATGAGAGCAGTATATTCCGCTACTGGTGGAGACTTGAAACTCAATTTAAGCGAAAGTAACGACAAGCGTGTGTTTGTTAGACCTGCACCGATGTATCTCACACCAGTAGTAAGCGGTGCGGTAGGTGGCACGACAGGTGTAACCAACATAGATGCACTACACTCCGGTCAAACTGGAAGTCTTAGCGGTAGTAGATTAGGTGCTATATGGCAATCATACAACGCTGATGGTGGTGCTAATTTGTATTACTCAGCAAAAGACAATGGTGGCACAAGACATACTCATCTTCTCGGACCTACATATGTGAATGTATCATCCCCATCCTCTAACCAAACATTCACTATGGGTAGTAACAGGATATTTGTTCTCACCCCTTCTACTACAATCAACCTAAACCCAAGCGGTACATTCCCGCAAGGATACATGGTGTTTGTTGATGTACCAAGTGGAAGTACAGTAACATTCGATAGCAGTGGTGTCAACACTGCGATAGCATCGGGTACTGGTGCTGTGTTTGCTTATTCGGGTAGCGCATGGAAGAAGGTATTGTCTAGTGGCGGCGGTGGAGGTATAGCAAGCGTTGTTGCTGATACTACACCTCAATTGGGTGGTGATTTGGATGTCAATGGTAACAAGATAGTTTCTGCTAGTAGTGGGAATATAGAAATTGAACCGAATGGTACAGGCGATATTATCCTTGATGGTGATGTGAGTATAGACGCAGGACATACATTTAGGGCTACGACTTTACCAGTAGAGGACATAAACTCCGACCCCAACCCGTTAGTCTTAGACACACACGCTGGTAGGTATTTACTATGTAGTTCAAATATCACGCTTCCTCCAACTTCAACGCAAGGCGACCAATATTACATTCTAAATGACTCCGGTTCTAGTATTTCCATTCTAAGGAATGGTAACAATATCAACGGGGCGGCAAGTGATGTAACGCTTACTTCTTACAAAGGTGCTACATGCATCGCCATCGGTTCTAACAACTGGATAGTATTGGGTGTATGATATGTTCGCTGGTAGTTGCGCTCAACAAAAAGTACTTTCAAATGCTTACGATTTAAATCACATTAAAACAAAATATGATTCGGGTAGTGAAGTACCGTATGGTAGAAACTTTGACTTCGTATCAAATGATTCTGCGTGGATGACTGGTATGAGAGTTCATGGCTCTAACATGTATATTTCTAATAGAGGTAACAACAACCACTTGGATAGTAATAGTGTTAAGATGTTTAAGTTAGCCATAACTAGTTCTAATGGCGCACCCGACCAAACATTAGATTTAGGAACTTCCACTTTTACTTCTATTGATGGTTTTGATTTGGCTGATAATGGAACTAATGTTCTAATCGCCGCTTTTCATGGAACAGGTGGAGTTAGAAGCGGAACTTTAGCATCTGCCTTCGATTTTACTTCTACATTTACTGCTACTGGTACTCTAAGACAATCGGGTGGTAGTGGTGTAAGAGCATGTTCTTGGAATAATGACGGTACTAAATACTACATGGGTTATGGTGTTGCTACGAATCAAAGTAAAATAAGACAATTTACCGCTGGTACTACATATCAAACTGCTAGTGGAGATACAGAAGGAACTGAACTTAATTTATCATTTAACAATGTAGCAGATATTACATTTAATCCCGATGGAACTAAACTGTATGTGGCTGAACACGATGGTTTTTTACATCAGTTCACATTATCATCTGCCTTTGACACTTCAACTGCTGGTTCGCAAATAACAGTAGATGTTAGCAGTTTCTTTGGAAATGAAGGAACTAGCCCATCAAGACCTTCTACGGGTACAGGTACTACTATGTGGATTTGTGGTATGCACTGGAATGACGATGGAACTAAATTATACATTAACTCACTTTGGGGAATGACAAGTACTAGTGCAGTAGTAGGTTCACCCAATCCCTCTTCTGTTACTGGAAGCGATACGGGAGGAAGCGGTACTACAAGTAGAACAAACACATTCGCAGTTATTGAGTTTTCAGTCAACTGATTTACGATACTTATCGGGTATGGGTATCTTACCCAATGCACGATAGTTACGCTTTCTAACTGACGGGTCTAACCAAATATGCTCGCAGTGCCTACAATACATCATGTAAATGCGCTCCTTTCTTTCATCAAGAAACTTACCGGAGAGCCTTCTAGGTAGATGCATGGTGAAACACTTGGGGCATTCCTGCCTCAACTTGTCAATTAGTTTACCCATTAAATAACCTCATTGCGCTGGTCTTCTTGCTACAATGTCATCAATTCTTAGGATGGCGTTAGTAACTTCTGCGGCACTCAATACTGCTTGCCTTACCAGTGATAGAGGTTCAACTACTCCTTGCTCTAATAGGTCTAATACGCCGCCATCTTTGACATTTGGACCGACATTAGGATTACCTTGTAGAATCTCGTGTCTCATGGCTAGAATGGTATCTAGTGGGTCATGTCCAGCATTCTCAGCAACGGTAGCAGGAATCACCTCTAAAGCGTCAGCAAACGCCTCAATAGCCATTTGCGCCCTACCACCTATCTGTGCCGCATGATTTCGTAGGTGCATAGCCATACGAGCGTATGCGTTACCTCCACCGACTACAATGCTCTTGTTTTTAATTACCAGTGAAACAACACCCAAAGCGTCATCAAACCCACGCTCGACTTCTTCTAGTGTGTGAGATGTAGCACCACGCAGTACAAGTGTAGCCTCTTGGCTCTCTTCTTCACTGCTTACAAATAGATACCAAACATCATTCTTTCTCTCACGCTCAATTGTTACATCAGCGCACCACTCGAAGTCATCCGGTGTTTGTATGATAGGTAGGTTAGTAGCACGACTCAATGCACGAAGAGAAGACTCCGGTACACGCCTTACTACCATGATGTTGTGCTTCTTCAAGAAAGTGCATACAACATCGTTGACATTATCTCTAGCAAAGACTACACCACCGTTAGGCATTGCCTCCACTATTGGTTTACAACTAGCAATCAAGTCAGCCTTTCCTGCTTTCTTGTATGTTTGATATGATTCTACATTGACTTGCAGTTGAATGTTTTCTTCACTCTTCTCACTGTCCAGTCCTGCATTGATTAGCACCATCTTTGAGTATGAGTTGTCACCCTCAAGTACGAAGTCTTTGTTGACTATAACACCATCAAATAGTGTTGAGTCCTCTAGTGAGCCACCGGGGAAGGATACTACCTTCACACTCTCAGCGTCACCTGCTTTCTTGACCGCATCTACACACAATGCAGATACATACTCAATAGCACTCTCTAGTGTTTTACCAGTGATTGCAGTACGAGCGATTGATGTCAAGTCTTCATCAGTGCCACCTTTAATGGCAATCTCATCTTTTAGATAGTTTACAGCCATCTGCGCCGCCTCATGATAACCACGACAAATGACATTCGGGTGTAGACCCTTTTCAAACAACATTTCACTGTTACCGAGTAGTTGACCCGACAACACGACTGTACTCGTTGTACCGTCATAGCAAAGCGATTCTTGTGTCTTTGCTACTTCTGCAATCATCTTTCCACCCGGATGTGATACATCTAATTCTCTCAATATGGTAGCACCATCGTTGGTAACAATAACATTGCCACCACCGTCTACCATCATCTTGTCCATACCCATAGGACCGAGTGTAGACTTTACTGTGTCTGCTACACCTTTAGCCGCCCTTATGTTATGTATCTGCGCTTTTCCACTTCCTTTCTTCTCCTGTTCTGCCATAGTATTCACCATTTCACTTCTATTTCTATTATGTCTCCTGTTTCTACATTTCGTGACGATATGAAGCCTTCGCTCTTACCAAACTGATACAAGTCGTATGTCAGTTTAGCATCGCTTAAACAATATTTCGCCACTCCATCGTAATCACCGGCTCTCCATGCCGTAGGTGCATCCTCACCACTCATCAACTTATTGTTGTCCAAAGTATGTTTGACAAGCATGGAAAGTGATGTATCGACACTGCCGTATGCAAGTGCCGCTTTTCTAACAAGATGCTTTGTGTCTATCACTGCATCTGTTTTACTCATTATATCGCCAGCAGTCCAGCAATCCAGTGCATCTCTAAGCACTGGTAGGTCAAACGATTTTATGTTGTGACCGATTATCTGTCCACCTTTTTCGATATGTTCTGCTAAATCTTCTCCTAATGTACGAGGATGCAAAGCCTTCACTGTGTCATCTACATCTAGGGATTTATTGCAGTAAATTGTACCGTCTTTACCATTCCATGTAGCCACCACTGATGGCTCAAACATGTGGGTGTTATGCCAACCCCCGATTTCGTGCGAAAAATTTGCCGTTTCTATGTCTAATGCTAGTAAGTCGCTCATGAATTATCACCTTTCAGTCTTATGTAATTTCTACCGCCGGACTTTCTTCTGTCGAATAATGCACTAGCCATGTCCTTAAAGTGTCTTCTAGCAGTACTGTTAGATACATGGTTCTTTTGTTCGTATGTACTCATAACCATTTTAGCCAGTCTCCACCCATCGCCGTGAGTATCTAACTCGTGCGGTGCAATCATGTTGTAAGCGGCTATCATAGCCTCGTGTATCTTTGCTTCTTTCTGCTTGTTACCACCGACTTCTACGGAATCTTCAAGCCATTCGATTAGGTTTTGGAATAGGTCAATCAATATCTCATGAGCCATGTCTACATGCTCGGCAGTAACTACCCAAGATTCGTCTAAGATAGCCATGTGCATAGCGAATATACCCAAGTAGTTCTCAATCGCTGGTGTGAAAGATGCAACGATTTCGGACATTGAAGGACTCATGTTTCTTAGCAGGTCAAATACATCATCCGATGATTGATACAATGCAGTTTCAAAGTCGGGTGATGCAGTAAACATCTTCCACATGTGCCTTTGCACGACTTCTTCTTTGAGTTCATTACTAGCCTCAGCCCATTCTGTGTATGACATTTCTTCCATGTCGCATAATCTCTTCCTCAGTCTTGCTTCTGTATCATTGAAGTATTTGTACAGGTCATCCTTAGTGTACTCATAATCATCCGATGGTTTCATGAAAGTACCTAGTCTTCTATTACTGACATCTTGCCTTTCTTCCATATCCCAATGACGATAGTATAGCAATACACGCTGGAAGATACCCTTAGTCAATACATATTCTTTGACACCTTTTGGTGGGTATGTAGTAATCCATAGCGATACTAGTGACGGACATTCTACTTTGTTACCCTTCATGTGTTTGACTAGTGTGTTATTTCCACTACCCACAGGGTTACATGCGGTTTGTAAATACAATACCGTTTCTTGCCCATGCTTGTTAGGCGTGAGTAGAATAGAACCTTCGTCAAAGTTGATTGCTTTCTTACCTGCTAGTAATCCATCCACTGTTCTAAACTCACCAGTAGGTTTACCATTTTCGTCTAATACTGCCTCCGTAGAACCTACGAGTCCAGCATCAGTACCCGATGCAAACAATTCGTAATCAACACCGCATTCTTTCATTATGTCACTAATAAAGTTCCATGCAATAGACTTACCAGTACGAGATGGTTGAATCCAAAATACATGCACTCTCAAGTCTAGGTGAGTGTCGCCAGTTGGTAGTCTAACATACGGCAAAGATACTTGTCCTTGTATGAAAAAGAATGATAGCAAACCGGGTATCTCATTCTTCATTGATGTCTGTGAAAAGTGGTGAAGGTAGGACTTCAACACTGGAAACTTCTCTAACGCTTTGTACTTCTTAATGTTCATATTATCATCTCTCTTTCCTTTATCAGTTTAAATAGTCTAACGGCGAACTTTGCGTTCCTGTTTTACAGGCTCTTCACTAGTTAGAATGTCTACGACCAACTTTCGCCGTACTTCACCCAGTCCTTTAATTTGACGCAAAGATTCGGGGAAGCACATCTCTTCTATGCTACCGCATTTCTCTAGCATCTTCTCAGCCGTTTCGTGACCTACACCGGGTATTGTGGATAACAAGTCTACTCTCAAATCATTTGATGCAACCCTGCGTATTGAATGTGCGCCATGCTTACTTGCTGGCTTGTGAATCTTATCATGGAGTTTTACAATGAATGATGCGGCTTCACTGACATTGTTACAATAGAATACTTGGCAATCAAAATCAGCCATAAGCCTAGCAATCGTGCCTATCAATTCATTCTGTACACGAGAATATGTTAATTTTTTACCGTTAATTTGTTTCACTGTACTGATATGTTTCTCCACTGTACCATGTATAACAATGAAGAATCGCTCATAGTTAGCATCCATGTTATCCAGTTGTCTCCACAAGTGTCCACTGTGGCTAGATTGAAACAAGTCAGTGATACTCTTGGCTTCTACGCAAGCACCACCTAGTAAGTAGTCGCCTACAACCAGTGTCTTTCTTGCTACTGACAACCCTACTTTGCTTGCTTTACGCTGTACTGATTCACAAAGTAAACCACGCTCGTTACTGTCTATGATTAATTGAGGTTTCATACAATCAACTCCCTGTGATTTTGACAGTAATCGCTACCTTCGTTGTGCTTACGCCATGTTTTACATCGCTCACCAGTGGTAGTGGATATACCCTTACAACGATACTCTTCAGGTATGACGGCATTGAATCTACAATGACCGCAGATAGGTGTATAGTTTGGATTGTTGATTTTTATTGGCTTTACAGTCATTTTAGCATTACAAAGTACACAAAATGTTGATGGCATTATTTTAACCCCCATAGTGCAATATCGTATGTTCCTTTACTAGAAGGAATAGTAGTTGTATCTACTTGTTTGAATCTGCTATCTCTCGCTAGTAACTGTGCTAATTGATTTGCCGATGGTGTGTTAGAGTACGGCAAACCTTTGTAATTAGTTACATTTTCAATTAGCCCTTCTGTTGTTTCTACCTCGTTTTCTTCTTTCAAATACTTTATACATGCATTTACGAATCTTGTATGTTTATGTCTTGAACCCATTATACCAACCCTGTTTCATCATAATATCTGCACTTCCCTACGCACAGTCCTTCTGTTGCTAAGGTGAAGCAATTAGCGTGGGTGTGACCCGCCATAACAATGTTACGGACTCGCATTTCCGTATATTCGGGGTCAAAGTCCACCCACTCTTGCTTTGCACATATCCTCACAATGGAGGGTACATGCGACTCTTTTGTAGCGTCATCAATCTTCCAACCGGGGAAGAACATACGCATTCTGTCTGCGAGATACGATACGAATAGGTATCTTGCTCTATCAGTAGGATTGCCCCCACCCATTGCCGCTTGCGCCAAGCAAGGGAGAATGTGTAAGTTATCCTCTTGTACGGTAGGCAAGTCTATTTTCTTGGCACTACCTTCTTTGATTTTGTTTTTAATTACCTGTAATTTAACTCTCTCACTACCGAGGGCGATATACCCCTTGTGTGGTTCTTGTGCTTTCTCAATTAATTGCTGATGATTTAAATTGTTGATGTCGTCACTAGTGAGGGGTACACTCCAACACTCTCTTCTAGCGTTGTAAGAGTTGGGTATGCGTATCATACCACTGGTGTCAAACGCTACCGTAGGGTCATTACATCTCAGCGTACCTATGTCTTTCTCCCATTGATTCATTAGTAGCCTGCCCGAATACTTGATTCGAGATAACTCATTACCAGTCTTAGGAGACAGTGTTTGAGCGAGTGGTATCCACAAGTGAAAGCCACCGCCACTAAACCATACATAGTGTTCTATTTGTTTACCCATGAAATAATTGTGTAGTCGCTTGACTTCTTCATGGGGCTTTTCAAATGGTACATCTGCACCCTTAGCCTTGAAGTCTTTACAATCGAAGTCCATTACAAAATGGTGTATCAACGGTGTATTGTAGTTGACACGGTGATGCTTTGGGGCTTGAGTCTGTGTGTAGCCGTAAGCAGTGAAGTAGACATTACCACTTCCGTTCTTACCGCCCCAGTAGGACTCAAGTTCCTCGGCGTTTCTCACCATCCTGCGCCAGCCCTTAGCACCGCTACTCGGTAACTCTAGGACTTCACGAGGGAAGTCTATCGGTACAAAGCCCAAGTGAATCACCTTTGGCTTCTAATGTAATCGTCTAGGTCGTCTAATAGTTCCTCTAACAATATAGCAATGCCCTGCAATGATACTGCTCTTGGGTGTACCTCATAGATGATGTGACGAGGATGTACCTTGCTCGGTACAGGCTCTATCACACCAACATCAGTCTCCACTGGTGCAAACTCAAACAATGTAGTTTGCCTCATGGTAGTACGAGTGAATGACTTTCTGCGTGGGAAGTTACCTCCACTTGCTAAGTTCACTCTTACCTCATACTGTGGGTTGTCACCCTTTGCGTCATTCATCATCTTTTCTAGCAGTGTTAATACTGTTCTCATTCCTTCTTTGTCCATTCTATTCCCTCCAATAAGTCATCTAATTCTTCCTCAGTTAAGTTCCAAAAGTCACAATGCTCTTGATAATCACACCACTCACACTTCAACTTGGTGCGACCCAAGAATGGTGTAGGTGGGAAATCCATCTCAACATGTGCCTTTACTAATTTCTTTAATTTGTTTTCTACCGATTTCATTGTTCTAGGTTTGATTTCCTCGTAGAATATCTTGTTACCTTCTCCACCTTCTATGTGTCCACCGGGAAATTCCCAGCCCCAGTGTGTGATAGGTAGGTATTCGTGGTGATTGCTATGCTCAAGCATCATACGATAGAACGCCATTTCTGCTCGCATGTTGCTGACTTTGTTATCTTTCCATTTACCAGTCTTCAACTCCATCAGTGCGTAGCCGCCTTCTGTCGTATCGAATATGGTATCAATGAATCCGTTCATGTGAATAGGTATACCTATCCCATCAACCTCTACATATCGCATTGCATGTATGTTAGCCTCAACCTTTGCAGGATACCAGCCCTTACCTTTAGTGAGTTTCAATCTCTCGAATTGCCAGTCTAACCACTGTGCTATTTGGTCTTCTTCACCGTAAGCGTATTTGTCAGTAGGCATCTTCACTGCATCATACAACATTTGTTTAGCCGTTAATTCATCTCCGTTGTCTATACATTCTAATGCCTCATCCATCTTATTGAATGTATCCCAAAAGTACTCAACCATGTCGTGAACATTCAGTCCTCTATCGTGGTAGTATCTTTGCTCGCCACGCAAACCCTTGAACTTCTCAAGGTAATATTGCTGTGGACACCAGCCGAATGTACCAAGACTGGACTTAGTGATTCTCAACTTCTTATCCTCTTCAAGAGGATTCCAAGCATAGGTACTCATCTTGTATGACTCGTACTCTTCTTGATGACCCGTAGCCTCAAGGTATTCCTCGATGGTAGGTCTGTGGTCTTCGCCTTTTGGATTATATCTCATTCTACCAAACCCAACAACTTTTCAATATATACACTCGCATCCATTAATTCCTGTTGGAGATGGTTCAACCACTCACGGATAGATAGGACTTCTTCTTCCATAGTAACGCCGTACTTGTTCTTACCAACCTCAGCCCTTTGCTGTATTTTGTCGCATACTGAATCTTCTATCTTGCTCATTCCTGTTCCTCCAATATGTCTATTACTAAATCTAATTCACCGTCAATCTCTATTTCGTTATCTCTAAATGCCCTTAATACATTTAGAAGAAAATTAAATGCTTTTTTACCCATACCTCTTCATCTCCTTTTTGAATTTGTCCATACACTCATCACTGCAAAAGAATATCTTATCTTCGTAGTTGTGATGAGAGATACCCATTATTTTCCAACATTGCTTGCATCTCATCTTGTACTTTATTCTCTTCATCAAATCATCCCCCTGTACTTTCTAGGTGGACTTTCACGACCAATGCTTTCTGTCATGAAAGGTAGTTTCGTTTGAGATTCGGGAGTCATGTCTGCAAACTCATCTAATTTGGTTTGTCTAGTCTTTATTCCCCCGCAATTACAACAGTATTTCACTGGTGCAGGTTTAGTTTCTGTGTTCATCACTTTTTTCCATATCTTCCATTTCTTTACCATATCATTCCTCTTCCTCTATGTGTACATATTCTACATGAGCGTTACAAGAACTGCAATTGAGTATTGTAACTATACCCTTCTCATATCCTAAATCCTCAGCATCGTAGTCATTTTGCCAAATCAACTTACCACCGCAATACCAACATACATCTCTTCTTGTCATTTCACCACCACCTCTTAGGTACTCTTCTAGCAGTTAAGGAATTTAAATCCCACTCCAATGTTTCATACACTCTCTTGAGTTTACTGTGAATCCATTTATCGACTATCGTAGACCAATCTACCCCGTAGCCTTCAAGTTGACTCTCATCATCATAGGCAATGACATTACAGTATTCTTGGTCCTCCGGTACATCATCAATGAAAACCCACTTGACACTTTCACCTTTGTTGTATTTAGTACCCAAGTATCTGTTAGAATATCTCGATGCCTTGATTGCATTAGGCACTACCTTGTCATACTCGTGTAGTTGCTTCTTGATACGACCAAATGATGCCGCATAATCAGCACTCTTTTCACCACTAAATAATTCTTTGATGCTTGGGCGAAGTGCTTCGTACACCTCGTCTTCGTCAGCCCCGCTACCTATCATGCGGAAGGCTTCGCCAATCAACTCTTTAGTTACCGCTGGTGCGGTTGATGCCTTGATAGAGAATCCTGTAACCTTCATGTCACCTGCATCTTCCGGTGGCCATGACTTGATACCAAAGTTCCTGTTCTTGGTATTAGCAGTGAACCAGTAATCAAAGAATGCCTCCAACTCTACATCCAAATACTTCAAGCCCATCTCTTCTTGAGCAATACGAGTCAACTCTTCCGCAACTGGTATTGCCTCATCAAATGGTACTTGTATGTAGCAGGAGTCAGTGTGACCTGCAAGACCACGATAGCCCATCTCTTCGCTTTTGTCTACAAGCATAGAGATTGACTCACGCCCTAGATAGGTGATAGACTGTGCGATAGGGTAACTTGTCCAGCCACCCTGTAACTTGCCCATTCCTACCATGCCATAGATAGCGTTGACCGAAACCTTGACCGCCATCTGTAACATGTTGTAGCCCAGTTTCTCATCAGCGTCAGTAGACTCTTTCATAAGTTTCTTGTAGTGCTTACGCAATTGTAGCAACTCTCTTACAACCTTTGGAAGTATACCTTCTTGCTTTTGATTCCAGTGGAATGTTCCACCAGTGCCAGCAATGTGATTACCAGCGTCATCTAACTTTGGTGGTATAGTGAATGAGATAACATCCTCACCAGCCTCTTCCACCATTGTAGTCCAACAAAGGTTTGCTGATAGGATAATGTTAGGGTATAGCGATGCGAAGTCAACCAGTGCAACATTCTCATGTCTACCAGCAACAGGAGGCATAACCCATGCCGCCTGTAACTCCGGTCTTTCTTCTTGCCTTGTAGTAGGTGCTTTGAGTTTTGTTCTTCTACCTACTAACCCTCTAAAGTAGTTTGATACATTGTGCGTACTAGCGAACTGTACACCAGCAACATTCTGCAATGCTAGGTGGAAATCTGTGCAGTTCAGTTTCATATCAATGTCACGAAGGAGTGTGGTGTCCACTAAACAATAGTCAACGAAATCATCGTAGTACTCCGCCCAACCATTGAACACTGTCATGCCCTCAATCTCGTCTGTTAGTTTATGACCCAACCCAAGCGCAGTAGCGAACCAGTTCAGTTTACGCTGTTGTGCTTGACCACGACCACTCTTCTGCCATACCCCCTCGAAGCCACTACCTTCGGTAGCCATAGCCGCAGTATCATAAACAAGACGACCCTTGATGGGTTGTGCAGTGGACTTGTAACCTTCACCATTTTTCTTAGGTGGTAAGAAAATATTTAATGGTGAAATATCTTTTATTCGCTCGCCCAATCTGTCATGCAACTTAGGCAGGTCAGCCCATGCCCCAGCGTGTGCAATCAGCATATCGGGGTCACACTCTATCAAGTGTGCAACGAAGTTGGATAACATGTACTCTTCGCTTGCGAATGTACGCAATTCATAGCCATCGTATCTGTCTATCCATTCCTTCTTTGTAATGCGATTATCATATGAATCTTGACTCCATGCGAATACTACATTCTTCTCAGCATGTGTATCACACACTGCTATGACTGTGATTCTACCTTCACCATCTGTCTCCCACTCCATATCGTAATACCACTTACGAGGATGGAATTCGGGAATGCCGTTAGGATAACGCTCAAGCAATACTTGGTCTAGGTAAGGTGTGTCCATCTCACATGTCCACTTACCTTTAGGGTCAATAGCATCTTTCATGTTCCACGAATCAAACGGATTGTCGTAAGTGACCTTCCATAGTTTACCACCATCAAGGGCAGTAGCCACGATGTTTGAATGTATTACTGCTTTGAATCTCTTAAGTTTCTTTAGTATGAATGAAGGCGCATTCTGTCTAATCCAAAAGAACGGTTTAACAAATGCACTATCATCACTGTAAATATAATTCTCTTTGAGTACCCCATCAGGCCCACGAGTGCGCTCGTACAAATACAAACCCTCGTAACGGCTTTGTACAAAATCTACAATCATCTCACTCAGCCTCGTTAGTAATCAATAGCAGTGTGTTGTTCTGTTCAAAGATGACTAGAGAGTTGTCAGCAAAGTGTAGCCTAGCGGAACCTTCATCCAAATATTGTAGGCATGTAGGGAACCAGTCTCCAAAGTTAGTCTGTACAGTAGCGTTAGGTCCATCTGTATCAGTAACAGGAAGGACAGTGAATAGTCTACCAGTGACCGCTTTACCAGCCACAATGCCTAACTCTTCTTCGCCGCAATGTACACGCAGTTTGAACTGCGAATCCTTCTTGACTAAGTTCTTCATACCCGACAGGGAAATCAAATCCTTTGTCTGTACTGTAACATGGGTATCAATTATTTCACCAGCAAAAGACTTCCAGCCGCTATCAGCAGACTTGGCTACAAGTTTTCCTTGTACTACCGTCTTTGATGCGGAGATAATGTCGTCAGTGCTAGGTAACTGTATCTTGTTACCACCTGCTACAATGTACAGGAACTTACCTGTGCTTTCTTGTCGCAGTACTACTTTGTCGCTCTTGGCTGACTTCAAGAATGCTACTGCCTTCTCAAGTTCCATGATGTGAATGAATCCTTCATCCACTACATTGACACCCAGCAGTTGCTTGCGTAGATAGTGTGTACTGTATCCAATCTCAACAACCACTCTATTACCAGCGCAGTTCACTCGCAGGTCAGTCACTTGCTTCCCAAACGAGGAAAGGAAGGTGAGCAATTCTTTTCTGTCAACTTCTATTCTAGTCATAGTATCACCTCATGAAAGGGGGGAACAGATAGCGGAAAAGCACAGGGAGAAAACCAAAGCCCCAAAAACCGCTACGAAGGAGGTGTTCAGCCCGTCTGTTCATTACCCTTCAAAACCCCTCTCAAATTAATGAGTATCACAAACTCCCGTCACTCAACTCCGGTAGACCGAACCATTGCGGCTCGCTATCGGGTCTTGTAACAAACAGTGTTCTTTCTTGGTCTTGCAGTGTAGGATTAGTCTTACACTTGTGAAATTTAGCCTTGTAGACTGTCTTTACCAATTCACCCTCATCATCATACTCATCCTCAGTGGATGTGTAGATAATGGTAGGAAGGTAGTTGTTAGTCTTCTTTTCCCATTCGGGTTGCCATACTTGTTCATCATCGTTAGTCTTACCAAAGGAGAAGGATGTTGCTCTCATGTGTGTCTCCCAAAAGACTCTCACGCCTGCTCTCACTAGGTTACGAGATAGCGCAGTCAGTTGGTGGAATCTAGTGTTACGAATAGCCCAGTCGGATTGTCTTTCGACTCTCTTCGCTTCCCCAGCCCCACGATTGTCAGCCGCTTCGATACCATCCTTTGCTAGTCCTAAGTCAATGATACGCATGTTGTTGGTACATACTTCTAACCATGAGTCAAGACCACTGACTAGTACACCCCAAATGTTTGCTTCACCGCTTTCGGCTCTTGTAAGAATGAATTTCATGATGTCCATCACACGCTGATGTGTACCCGGATAGTCGTAAGCAGTTCTATCTGCAACACCCATTTGCCATGGCCTCCATGACTTGATGTTTTCATTAGGGTTGACTGCTGAGTTCAGCATACTAACACCCATGTCAAAGTCGATAGCGTGTAGTTCCGCATCGGGGTTGTCTTTGACATACTCATCGAATGCGCCTTTGACTATACCCGATTTACATGTTCCGTCAAATCCAGCAATACCTACAAACATGTGAGTCAAGTTGACTGGCTTCATTGCTTGTAGTTCTGCTTCTAAGTGAGCAAAAGGACTACCACCAAGCGTAGGTGCTTGTTGTGTAGGTGCTTTCACTACTTCTTTCTTCTCTTCTTGTTTCTTTACTGTCTGTCCAAATCCTGCCATTTAATCACCTCACTCGAATTGCTTTACCCCTGTGTCTCCACCAGTTGCTCTTTGTCTGCATCTTCTCCAATCCCCAAAGATACCGTGTGCAGTAATCTTGGGTGTGCTTAGTCCGTCAACGGTTCTCATACCAATTCTACCGAATACATACACTGTACTCTTCTCACCGTATGGGAATTCCTTTCCTCCACCAGTTGTGAATGGGTCAGTCATCATACCGACTGCACCGCTTATCCAGCAAGAGATGTCACCAGCAATAGGACTAGTCAATGTCATGACATAGTTGTGTCCTTCTTGGTCGTAATCGGAATCTCTTGGTGATGTGTTCATGTTGACAATAGTTGCCTTAGTAATCACGAGTGGTCCACCCACACGCTTTTCACCGTTGATTGTGAATGTCTGCTTTCTTTGCTCGTATGCTTCCTCTAAGGAATCAATGCTTACGAACATGTCATGGAACTCCGGTGAAGTCCAGTACTTGGCAGGATGCAATAGTGAGCGCATGTCTTCACTAACGAATGTGTTTGTGTACTCTATCTCAAAGTTAGAGTAAATACCTAGTACATCCTTGAATGCTTCAAGTCCACCTTCTTTCGGTGGAGTTACAGGAATCTTACATGCCTCACCAATCTTGAGGTCCTTGTATACATGGTCGCCAGTTAGGTCAACTCTCCATAGTTGGATGTCACCGTCATTCACGAACTTGCTCTCTTCATTACCCAAGAAGTATGCATATCTACCAAATTTTTCATAGTGTGTTGGCTGTCCGTTGTATGAAGTCAAACACAGTTTCTCTTTGCCAGTGTAAGGTATCACATATGGTGGTTGTTCTGTTACAGGGTATTCTGTTGTGATTGTGTTGTCCTTAGTTTCAACCTCCCAAAACTCCTTGCCCTTTGAGTATACACCGACTCTACCCGATGATACTGCGTGGTTCGGGTCTTCTTTGAATAGTTTCAAGTTAGCCCTTACGATGTTCTTCTGTCTGTCAGCCTTCTTGTCAGCGACACCTAAGAAGCACCCTACCCATGTAGATAGGTTACTGTTGCCACTGCCTGTCTGTCTTCTTGTTTCTACAACGAATCCTTCACACCAATCAAGCACTAAGTCTTCATCGGGTTCAGTCGTAACATCTTCACCAAAGTTTTTCTTAACATCTTCTGCAAATGCCTTTATCGCATCGGGCAGTTTCATGTTGGTGCGTTCAGCATACTTAGTCAGCAAATCTATTACTGACTGTGGTAAACCACCTGTGTCGTTTGTTTTTGCTACACTACCAAACCCATTACCTTTAGATTCTTCTGCCGGCTCTAAGTGGTCGTATTCATCTTCTATATCCCATTGTTCTGTCATTCTATCTTCTCCATTTCTTTCTTTAGTTTCGCTACCAATACTTCCACGAATGCCTCGGCTGAACCGCCCCATTCATAGATTCTTCCCATCATGTCTCCCCATACCACCATGATAGCAAAGGTCGTATCGGGAGAGTTGTCGAAATGCTTTCTAATCGAGCGTTGGAATCTGTTCATGAATTCCTGTATACCACTGCAATCGTGAAGCATTGTGAGTAATGTCTTTCTCAATTCATTGTACTTGTGTTCAACCGTGAAATCCCACCAGTCATCATCATCATTTACTTTAGCCGTAAATTGTTTTATGGCATCGGCATTCTTTGGGATGCGCTCTAGGGAGTTGACCGCCGCCCTCAAATCACCATCATGCCACTCTACAACATCGCCGTAGAACGGTTGCCAGTCAATAGGCGCACCGCATGATTCTGTTAGTCTGTGAAGGTGTTTTGCACCCTCGGTAGGACTTACACGATTGAATGTATATGTTGTACACCTGCTCTTGATAGCAGGTCTAATCTTGTCACCGTAATTAGCGGTAAGAATGAAGAGTACCTTGTCAGCATACTCTTCCATGATGCCTCTCAGTGCATCTTGAGCAGACGGAGTTAGACCGTCAGCCTCATCAAAGAAAATTACTTTGCGCTTCGCACCGTAACCTTTGATACGAGCGAAACGCTTTACTTCATCACGAATGAATCCAATGCCTCTATCGTCACTTGCATTGCCCTTCATCATGTTCAATTCATTATATGCTTCGCCAAGCATGGTTTTTCCAACTGCAAGTGCCGCACTTGTTTTACCTGTACCCGGTCCTCCTAAGAACAGGAGAGCAGACGGGTATACACCAGTTTTTTCCCACTCCCCAGCATCCTCTACGAATTGTTGATTACCAACAATCTGTGTAGGGTGGCTGGGTCGTACCATCTCATTCCAAGTCATAATATTCATCTCCCTTCTCTTTATCAGTTTAAATAGTCCGACTCCAATTTTTCCTTGTTAGCATCAAAGTCGTCTACCCATTGTCTAAACTTGGGCCAGTTACGAACCTGTGACTTTGGTATTCTTGGGTAGGGGTTGTCTAGTATCCACTTCATCTGCCAGTAGTTCACACGGTCTTTCGCTTTCATTAGAAACTCAAACGGCTCAAGTATGTCCATCCACTTGCGTACTAACTCTTCACGCTGAATCGTTTTGAATCCGTACACTGTCAAGTCATGTGTGTTAGCCCATACCTCAATGCACTTCTTTTGGTCGTCAGTGACATTCTCCTTTAGGCTGATACATCTGCGTACCTTGAAGCCATATCCTGTATCAATGCGCTCGAATGATATGTAGAACGACAATGACTTGAGAGCCAGCCCCAGCCCGATGTATTCAGTAGGGTTCACTCTTCCTCATCTCCTATGTAATAACAATAACGAGCATACTTGGAAAATAATTTACCGTTAATCTTCACCCATTCTTCACCGTTCTTAATTTTCCACTTTGATTCTTCGAGTACTGATTTGATTATGTACGGCTTTTGCTTCAAGTCTTTACTGTACCTGCTACTACCTGCGGCGTTACCTCTTGCTTTCTTTCTTTTAGCATGAATCGCTTTGGTGTAATTCAAAGCAAATTGAGGATACAAGTCGTCTACCCTATGCTTCTCGGATTTATCTAACGAATTGAATATGTCTAGTTGTATCTGTTTCATCAATTGGAAGTCTATCTTTGGGCGTGTCATGCTACCACCGTATAGTAATCGTTGATGTCGTCAATGTCATCTATGCCCATGTCATCTTCTACACTGTCTAACTTGAGATGCCAGTCATGGGTAGGACTCCAAGTGTAATTTACTTTCACGACTAAACAATCTTCGACCTCGTGGTTCACGAACTTGACTCTAGGAGAAACACCCCTCCGCTTCAATGCCGACTCCAACTCGAAAGTTAGGTTGTCAAGCACTATCATATCCTCGGCGACTGCTTCATCCCCATCCATGAAGGCTAAAGACAACTCAAATTTATCATCAGCATTTTTCCGTATCATGGAAAGTTGAGCGTACAAAACGGAACTTCCATTGGAAAGCAAGGTATAATTTCCTTCATGATAAATCAAAAATCCACCTCTTGCGTATGAGTCTAAAATCACCTGCGACTCATGCCATTCATGAAACATCGGTTCTTGATAGGTTGAGAAAGGCAGTACTGTGTCCTTACTGTGCCTGCGCCCAGTGCCAGTTGGATTACTCCAACACCAACAATTTACCTCTTCTTCAACTAACGGAGTTAATTCACCGTTAATTTTTCCACTCCTTTCTTTAACTACCCTATCACCTATATACAATAAAGTTCCACAGTCGGGGATGAACCACCAACTGTCGGGAACATCACCAGTCCACTTCGACAGTTTTGTAAACGATGAACTTACCTTGTCTACGCTTAGGCCATCGAAGATGACCGCCATCTGTGTGTCCACGCCATGAGTACTATCGACACCACTAGCCTTTGAGAACCACGCTCTCATTCTATTTCGTATCGCTTTCCAGTAGTAATCTAATGCCCATCTCCATATTAGTTCAGCCTCTTCTTCGCTGAGTGTGCGGCAGAAGTCTAGTATCCATACATCATCGTTACGAGCATTGCGTATTACTTCAACGACTTGCTTTAGTGTCAACTCATGTTCAGTTGTTTCGGGTGACTCTAGCATTAGTATTCTAGCAAGAGCCAGCCCCTCAGTGACCTCTTCTAATCTCTCCATGAATACCCCGCACTCTTTGGCGAGGTTCACCTTGAGCATGTGCTGAGTGATATTCAGTTTGTTACTGGTAGTCATGAAAGACCACAGTTCAGTAGCCTCTCTCTTGGTGATGTCACTAGGGTTCAACTTGTGTGGCATTCTTGCTACTAACTCAGTTGCCCTCGATAACTTCATTCCTCTTCGCCACCGTGATGTACAATCTTAACGGTTGTACCCCACATCCACGGAGGAACTTTTTCACCTTTGTAGGTCTTACCAAGCAGTGTAATGAATGGTGGTACTGATTCATCAAAACAACCAGCATCAGCCAAATCAACAATGTTGTTTCTCGTAAGAGCCGCCAAAGTTTCTTCACCGTTATTCCATTTCATGAATGCCTCATCGCCAGCCAACAACAAGAAGTCATCGGGGTCAACTGAAAGGTCATAGCCACATGAGTTACAGGGCATTATGTATCTCCACAACTCTAAAGGAGCAGTAGTACCGTCATTCAATTCAGCATCAATCGTTTCTACGAATTCCAAGATGTGATTGTCGAAGTCATTGTTAGCAAGAGGGTATCCACATTCGGGGCATTTCCAGCCCTGTGCTACCTTCTGCTTGTGTTCGTGTTCCATCTGCATTTGCATCTGTGGATTCAATGGTGGGGTTTGTACCTCAACATCATCGGGTTCAATTACATTGTACCCGCACTCTTTCAATAGTAGACACAACTTCTCGTAATGCTCTCTAGCAGTTGGATGGTTGTACATGAATACGAGTTGGAAGGTATCTTCCGCCGTCTTCATGAACTGTACACCACTATCTTGTGGTGTCCACATTGCGTCTACACTGAGAGCCTTGAAATGCTCGTTGCCCCATTTAATCAAATCTTCATTCGGTTTCCAATCCATTGTCCTCACCTGTGTCCTTACCTGTTACCTCGCAGACAGCGAACTCCCCACAACACTTTGCTATGTAAAGGTACTCGCCAGTATCCAGTAGAAATCCTCTATTCCCTTCGCATGGTGGAGAAGCGCAAACAGGACAGTCGAAGTTGAGCATTGACTTCTCAATCTCCATTACTATCCTTACCTCGTTGCCATCCAGTAGAAGTACATCATTGATGAACTGCTCATCAACATCCTCTATGGTAATTGTTTCATTCATACATCTTCCTCTTTGTCTAATCCAATTTCAATTCGTATTTCTTGCCACAAGTCATAGTGGTGTTCCATCATGTAGTTGTCTATGTCTAAGAACCAACCATACACCTTGTTGTATTCTCTCCTTACACGAGTAAAATCATTCCAAAGTTTAGGTGCGTCTGCTATCAGTTGTGCATCAGCCTCACTCATTAGTTGCCCTTTGTTGTTTTCGTCTACACGAAGAATCCAATCATCATCACCAGTAATGACCGCCCACCCAGTAGGAAGTTCCTTTGATGCTAACCACGGTCCGGGCGTATGTCCTTCGTATTTGTCTATGTCAATCATTCTTCTTCACCCCATATTTTCAATTGTTCTTTAGTGTAGCCACCTGTTCTTTTCTTTTCTTCAAAGCACTTAACGCAAATCTCGTCTTGAAAAGTGATGTGCTTTTGTGCATTCAATGAATTGAAATGTGTCATAGGGAAGAAGCCCAAACAATAATCGCACCTACCCATAGGTATGCCTTTTGTTTCCCAAACCTTCAACGCTTCGTCATGTGTGAGTCCTTCGTATTTGCTCGTATCAATCATTCAATCAACTCCACTAACTCTTCATCTCCATACTCCTGCACAAGTTTCTTCCCTTCGTGTTCTAAACCGAGCCAACAAATAAACTCAAGATAACGATTGTTCTCTTTCTGTAACCGTTTGACTTCTGCTAGGAGAAGTGGAGCGTCTTCTACCAATGCTTGAGACGCTGGTGAGAGTTTCTTCCATTCTTCATTTGAAATGCTATGGACTAAAGAGCCATGTGGTCGTCCATCGTACTTACTCGTATCAATCATTGAGCCATCTCCATAAGTTTGTTCCATGCCTTCTGCTTCTTGCGTGAGTATGGTCCGAATAGTGCAGACTCCATTCTCTTCTTGCTTTCAGTACCATCTTTCAGTTTGGTGAAGTGGTGGTCGATGACACCAGTAATGGTGTTGTAAGCAGACCACGCAGTACCACTCATACCGAATACATGGTTGGAGTCATCCTTTGAGTACTCTCTAATCTCATTGAGTATGTTCATTGAACGGGTAGTCAAGTCACCCTCTTTGTTGAATTGTAAGTCCATGACATCAATGTAGTATTCATCCATCTCATCAGCAGTCATCTTGATGTTGACGAGTTCTTGTGCCTGCTCACCCCATGCGATGAAGTCCTTGTTGACAAAGCCTAGAACCTTCTTGGCTTCCTCAACCTTACTGTGCATCTTGCTGGTGTGTCTAATGTTGTATCCACCTTGCCTGCCTTGTAGAGCCATTGTCAAAGTGTTGGCACATACCACACGGATAGGTGTCAAGAATACCTTGACTGAACCTTTACCATCGTGGTTGTTGACAATCAGTATGTACTGGTCTACTACATCTGCGCCATTGATAACAATACTGTGTGGTAGTTTGGCTAGAATCCAAACTCTCTCACCGTTACCCAATGCACCTGCTACCTCAATCTTGGCTTCGTGGTTATCAGTCAACTCATCCAAGAATGCGAATGCATCTACATTCTGCATTGCTTTCCATACCTTACCGACTGCGTTGCTACGAGTCAGTGCAATATAGTCATCATCTTCTTTTCTAAACACACCAAAGGTATTAGGTACAACTTCGATTGTACCGTCATCCAGTTGGTTGAACAGTGGTCGCTTGACAACTTCCCAGTCAAGGTTGGCTAGTGCCAACGCTTCTGCTGATGTCATCAGTCCTTCTGCTTGCGTTCCCAGCCTGTGCCACGGTGTATTACCTGCCCATGCCGTCATATATCTTCCGTTCTTTACTTGTGCTATTCCATGCATTTTTTTCATCTCCTTGTTTTCATCTCTCTTTTCTTTATCAGTTTAAATAGTCATTATTTAATTCTTGGAGGATTTCGTTGTAGAACTCCTGCCTCTCGTCTAGTATCGTAAACCACTCTTCTTTCATCGCAGGTCGCATGTAATGTGTCATAAGTAGACATGTTTCTTCATGGCTCCATGAGGGAAACATTGTTTTGAGTACAACATAGGCAACTCCGCCTGTCCTATCCCTACCGTGTACGCAATGTAGTAGTACATCCTTACCACCTCTCATTAGGTCTACAACCAATCGAACTGCATGACTCCATATCGCAGGGTCAGTATTATGCGCTCGGAAGTAATAGTGGTGTCGCTCATTGCTATCTGTCGAAGTCCACTTAGGTTTGTATCTACACAAGGTAACAACAGTATGTTCCTTCTTGAGTGTATCACGGAAATCATCCACACCGCATAAGGTTAATGAACCCCTTCCTGCTAATTCCACTCTTCTATTCATAGAATCTCTCCGAAAATTCAATCTTACAATCCCTGCATGTCCTGTGGTCGTCAGCATCGTAGTCTTCTCCTACGCATGACGGGCAACAGCCGCACTGCCTACCATCTTCAAAGAGGTAGAAGCCATCGCATTTGTCACAGAACTCTACAAGTTCACATTCCTTGATGAAAGTAACCAAGTCGTTTAGGTATGCCCTTGTAGCAACTAATTGTCCTGCTAGGCTCTTACACTTCGCTAGAAGTTTTGGTGCGTCTGCTATCAGTTGTGCATCTGCCTCAGCGTATTTGTTTTCAACTTCAACTTCCGCTAACACTTCGTTAGTGTGTGTAGTCAAAGGGGATTCAATTACTATTGCGCTTATTTCCTCACCGACTTTGTGAACATCAACAGTCCACGGTGCAGGTGTGTGTCCTTCGTATTTCTTTGCATTAATCACTCTTGTTCAACTCCTTCAATTCTTTCTGTATCTCGTGCAGTGACATAGCAAACCAGCCCACCCATGCACCAAAATATGCTAACAGAAATATTACTGTGTAATCACTCATTCTTCTTCACCCCCCAGTATTTGTCATGGCATTTCTGTGAACAGAAATGTGTATCTTCAAAATCCTCGTCTGTAATCCAACCATCTAAACTGTCAGTTGTAGTTTGGCACTGGTCGCAAGTGTACGATACCTCTTGCTCACCATCTATTACTAAGGTATAGTACTCATTAATATCCCAAGAGTAGTCTGTTCTTCTTTCTTCACCGCATCTGTCACATGTCGCTTCTACCTGTACATGTACAATACCATCGCTATCACTAGGTCTGTACGGTATACTGTAACTCCACATGTGGTCGCATTCTATTTGTTCTTTCATTCTTCTTCCTCTCCATATTGTTCTTTTACCCATTCTTTTGCCATATCTTGATACTCTTTTGCTATTTCAAAATAATTACCTTCTAAAGTAAGATAACCAAGTTCTACGCAGGGGTATCTTAATTCCTTGTGCCACGGTGAGCCACGACTACATGCCTCCATCCATGAACCTACAACTGCTTTCTCTAGTCTTCTTAGTCGCTCTAATTCATCTGCAATCTTCCATGCTAGTTCAATAAGATGTTTGTGACCATCAAACATCTGTGCCATTTCGTCTTTCTCAGTCATTCTTCTTCACTTCCTGTATCTCTAAATTCTGTCCATGAATCGTACACTTGCTCTTCCGCTATGTCGAACTTGACATGCGCTTCCAGCCCGCATACTCTACAAACAAACGGTACACGGAATCCATTCTTGTCATATCTAGGTGAATGTATACCCGATGGAATCCACTCGTGGGTGACGGGGCATACTACACTACTGTATCCAGTAGCCTCCCACTCCCCCAGCCTAGCCATTCTCTCTTGCAGTGCAAGCATTTCATTTCTCAATTGAGTCTTGTAATCGTCTGTCTTTGTCATTCTTCTTCACCTCTCACAGTAAATTCAATTGGTTCGCTTGATACCTTAGTTTCGTCATCCCATTTGTATGAGTATGGAATAAATGTGGAAATTGAACCACCATCGGGGGCAGTAAAAACACCATGCTGATTCAAGAATTGATAATCTAAATCATGCTTGGACATGAAGTTCATGGCACAATGAACAAAGCGATTCAGCCGCTTGACTTCTGCTAGTAAATCGGGTGCGGCGGCTATCAGTTTAGCGTTCCTTGCTTGTACATCTTTGTATAGAGGGTGATAATCTAAATAGCAAACATGCTCATCTGCGATTTCATTATTACCTTTTACTCTCACTTCATCTTTACGGACACTTTCATGGTGTACCACAAACCAACTGCTATCATGTCCTTCGTACTTGCTCGTATCAATCATTCTTCTCATTTGTAAACACCTCTTTGTAGTCCAAACATGACATGCCAAACATCCATGCAAGCATTAGCATATTCAATGTCGCTGATTGTGTTCTTGAAGTTGTCATACTGCATGTCATTGAATCTCTTCGATACAACCTCAATCACTTTGTCTCTCGGTATCTCAGCCCTGTACAAGTAATCGGCAGTCGGGTCAGTGAACATGACACCCTTGCCAAAGATACGAGGTATGGTTCTCTCCTGCCTTGCCCTTACCAGTAGCATGTCGGGATTACTACGGTGAGCAACAATGCTCAACCATCCTTCTGTAAACGCCAGCCACATCACTCAGCACTCTCCAATTCTTTTAACACACTTTTCAAACAGTCATGAAATCTTTTTGCATCAATAACAAATTTCTTCTTGGTGTATTCTCTTGATTCTACTTGCCAATATTTTTCGGGGTACATTCTCAGTAGTTCTTTTATCATCTCTATTGCTTTTTCTTCCATCTCAATTCCTCCTGTAAATGTAGTAGTCTATGTCATCAATCTGCACATGATTTTCTTCATGGTCATAAGACGCAAGGAAATGTCCTCGCCCATCACAACGCACTGCATCTTCAACAAAGTAATCGAAGTCTTTTATCATCGCCTTGAGTGGTTCATTAGCACCCTCACATTCTTTTTGGATTATCTCAATTGCGTCAGCGTCAACTCCTGTGTGTGCTTGTAAGAATGATGGTGTGAATGCCCATACTAATTCTTCAATCTCTTCTCTTACCCATTCGTCTGCTTGCTCATCAGTTAGCACTAAGGTATCTTCCATGTCAATTTCATGTTGTGCATCTTCTAACTCACTTGCAGTGAGTTTTCCCCTGTGCAATGCTAAAGCGACTGCCTCAGTAGAAGCATTTGTATCATCCAATGTGTTCCTCCATAGGTCTTCTTTCAATTTATCATATTCGTATTTCATATTCATTCCTCCTTATCCTTTTTTATCAATCTCATAATTCTCTTGAATTCTTTTTCCTCAAACACCTTTTCGATTATGTCTCTCAAGTCACCGTGAAGACTACACATTTCGTCATACTCCAAATCGTAAGCATGACAAAATGCATTTGTCTCATGTTCTAAGTAAGTCCATGTGGTTAGTATGTAGTCTGCCAAATAGTACATCATGTTCATTCATATTCCTCCTGCTCTACATGTACCCACTCTTCGGTTACATTGACTGGTACATTGATGTCAAATTGTTGACCGCACTCATTACCTTCTTCGTCTTCTTGTTCGCAGTACATTACAAAATCAAAGACAATTCCATTGTCTCCCATGTCCACCATGTCAGGATTGAGATAATCTAAATCCCACACTATGTCTACTATCGTTGTCTTGCCACATTTGTTACATGTTATCTTCATTGCTTTCACTCATCCTTTTGGTTTGGTTGGTATTTCCAACCTTATTCTCTTTATCAGTTTAAATAGTCAGTAATTAAAACTAGGCTACTCGCCTCGCCAAATCCTGCACTCGCTGTTGCATTATGTTACGAGTTTGATTATCTCGTAAGTGTTGAAGCGCATCTTCCATTGCTGATTGCCCTCCGTGAATATCGTAAGACCTTCCTATGTCTTGTTCTGTTATACCTGCTAATGCAGGATTCTTTTCTCGTAGTGTATCTAGTTCACCTACGCTTGTAGCAAACGCACCACCTTTCGGTGCGCCCATTGCCCTGTACTTCCCAGCCCCGCCTACATCAACATAGGAGAGTGTACCATCGGGTCTTCGTATTGCATTGTCGCCCTCCATCCCTAGTACATCCCAGTTCGCTACAAGGGCGTGGGGTACAAAGTCTGTCGTCAGTTGGCGTATGTCTTGTTGTGTAGGATTGTATCCTACTGGTTGTCCTGCCTCCATTTCTGTGAGCATAGTATCACCTTGTAGTCCTGCTCGTGGTACTGCCACTCCCAACGCATTGAGATATTGATTCATGTCAAATTCATTTTGTATATGGTCGGGGTGTGCGCCACGCTTCTCTACAAATCTACCCATTGGTAGGTCGTGTCCTCTTGCGCCAGTCGAGCCACCCATGAACCTACCCTGTGGTTGGTTCTGCCTTAGATAGTCAAAGGCTTCATCGAATGCGCTCATGACTATCGCAAGGATTCACCATTAATTATTCTTCTTCGCAAGCGGAAGGCATCCTGTATGATGGAACTAACATTCTCTCGTCACGGAATGCCTGCCAGCCAGTAGGAGTCTTTACCATTAAATCTCCAACATATATCTGTGGCATACTATTTACTTCAATTACCTGTGAAATAAATTTCGATATTTGTTCGCACCTTATCCATGCATGTCTTCCTTGCTTTATCTTAAACTTCCTTGTCATTCTTTCACCTCTCTTTTACTTACTATCAAAATCTCATTTGACTCTTTACTACTGTTCATTCCGTACTTCCATTCAAGCGGAATAATTTCAAAGTCACTATACCACTTCTCGATTTGTTCATTACCATTGTAGGACATGACTATTTTCCAGCCCAGCGCATCCAGTCCTTTGACAACTTTGACTAATGCTTTGTGGTCGAAGTCTTTGTGCATGTCACCTTTGTTACCGTACAAATTATTCTCTATCATGTAAGGCGGGTCAAGGTAAATCACTTTGCCCGATGGTTCTTCTCCCATCAACATTCGTAGGAAAGTGAATGCATCATTGTGACCTACCTGCACATTCGGTGCTTCAAAATATCTCAGCCTGTCAATGGATGCTTGATTGAATCTTGGATGGTCGGGTGACATACCTCCCGAATTAGTTGAACCCGAAAAGGATGCCCTGTTTAGAACATAGAACATAGAAGCAATGTCAAGAGGCTTCCATGTCTTAGGTAACTTTTCTTGTAAGGATTTGAATTCATCCTTTGACAATGGGTGATACTCTTCCACCTTGTCTGCTAAACTGATTGGGTCTTTGAGTACCTGTTGCCAAAACATTGCGACTGGTTTGTACAAGTCACAACCGATGACCTTACCTTTCTCGGAGAAAGCAAACTCGATTGAGCCTCCCCCAAAGAAGGGAGAGTACAATGTGTCTGCGCCCTCAAGGTAAGGTAGGATGTGCTTGACTGCCCTACTCTTACCACCGACATATCTTAGAATACTCTTCACGCCGTCACCTCCACGCCTTCTTCATCTCCTAACACAGACCAATCAAACTCACCGTCTGCTTTCCATCGAATGACCCAACTTTTAGGAACATACTTGATATGCTCTTTGTGTAGTTTGACTCTTTGGTGAAGTCGGTTTGAATCACCATGAGCAGGGCATAAGCCCCACTCCATGTCTCCTTCATGTTTATCCCACTTCGGAGTTCGCTCGATGAAGTATGGCTCTTGTTCATCACCACACTCCATACAATACCAACTCATCTTGAGTGAATGGTACTGTCTTTTACTCACGCCGTCACCTCCACGCCTTTTTCTTTCAACCATTTGATAATATCATTCACATCTCGTTCAGCCAAATCCCACTGTTCATCGGCTCTATAATTATCACGCTCTTGAATGAACCTTTGATAACTGATACCTCTTTCAACAAGTTGCCACAACATAGTTTCTGTAATTTTCACGCCGTCACCTCCACGCCTCGCCACCAGTCGGGAGCAGGTGTACCCTTCTCCCACTTGGCGAACTGCTTGGAATGGTAGTATCTTCTGTATGCATTGACCGCTACCTGCCCCTCCGCATGATACAAGTCTTGCCAGTTGTTGTCAACTGGTCTGTACTCATCGGGCATTGCTAGAGCAAATGGTGTTTTGTCACCACTGGGTAGCATACTTGTCATGGCAGACATTTGGTAGATTGCATTGTGGCATGTGTGTACCTTACCGAACCTGTTGTAGTATTCGTCAAGCAGTGCCTCCCCATGCCATGCAAGCCACTGGAAGTTACCTACTGAGTCACCAGCCCATACTGTGCAAGGGTGATGGGCATAGCCACCCTTGTAGGGTGTACCACTCTTGGTAAGTGGCATCTGCTCATCAGTCGCACCGTGTCTTCTCAATGCACTAGCCATCATCTGCGCTGTCTCAACAACCATCTTTGGTATGTGCTTGTCGCACATCATGTTTGCCGATGTGAATGCGTTCTCGTGTAATACAAATATGTTCATTCTATCAATTCCTTCAATAAACTATTTGAAAGAGAAACCTTCTTTTGATAATCGGAATAAGCCCCTTCGTATTTGCTTTCCCCGTTAGTAAGAGAAAGCACTTCTTTCATCTTTTTCAATCTCTTTATGTTGCTTTCAATGCTATTTAACGCTCCAATCATGTCAGCAATTAACATGAATTCATCTTGTGCGAAATATGTTTTCTCTTCATCAGTTTGAATATGCTCATCCCAATTGTGAATAGGTTTTACTAAAACAACTGTACCTTGTTTTTTTCTCTCCCACAAATGATGCACTCTATTCATTCTGTGATATACTGTTACTTTTCCTGTATCGGACAAGGAAATCATGTTTCTAAATTCCGCCCATCCTGTCTCATCTTTGGCTTTGTCATACAAAGCAACCAATATATTCATCACTTCTTTATCATCGTTTATTCTCATTTTTATTCTCTCCCTAGTACTTTGTTTAGGCTGATTTGTGGGTCGCCTAACACCCATCTAAGTGAGTAGCAGACTCCCTGCAACCCCTTGTAGTCTCTCATGTGTTTCGCTTTCTCCTTCATTGAAGTATTTTTATCGTGAATTAATTTTTTGTGCTTCGCCCTTTCAGCCTCAGCGAACTCTAACAACTGGTAGATTTCAGCCCACTCTTTATCGTAAGTGAATCTACTGTCGTCAATCATTTTCATTCACCTCTCTTTCATAGCAGTAAAGACATTCGTAGTTACCGTCTTCATCTTTACCTAGTGTCTTACCACGCCAATATTCATAACAACCGTGACCGTCATCGGGTCTTTGACATACAGGACACCATCCTGCATGGACAACCATGTGTTGATAATACTGCCATTCAAGAAGACCGTAGCCATCAATCAAGTGTTTAACTATTACATCCTTCCAGTCGGACATGTACCTATGGTAATCTTCTTCTTTGGTGCATTCAGCCCATTCAGGTTTGTCAATCATCTTAATTCCTCAGCAATTGTTTCGTCTATTCCATCCATGAATACAGGTGCATCAATAGCCTCTAAATATCGGTTCAAGTCATGCTCGAAATGTTCTATGTGGTCATCATATACCTTCTGTGCTAACTCAACACATTCTTTCATTCTCTTTATCGCATAATTGAAATCGTGGTACACCTCTTCATAATCATCCATGTTACAATCACCAGTATCTCTCACTGTTTCCCTAACTTGTGAAGAAGACTCCTTCACTTTACTGAATGCTTCGTCAATCAATTGTTGGTATCTCACTAAGCGACTCTCTAAGAATCGCAATTTGTTAGTCAAGAAATCATTCATGCCCATTCCTCAGCGAAAGCACTATCATCAAACAGGTCAGCCTCATCATGCTTACGCAAGGGCAGTAGTAGCGAAGGCTTCATGTTCTTGATTTTCTTTACTGCATCCTCAAACCCATCGGGTAACTCGAATAGATATTCCTCGTCTTCGTCAATCAGCCCTGCATCCTTACCATCAAGGAAAGCAATGTACGGTAGTATCATTGACTTACCCTCATCATCTACAAAGATGTCTTTGTCAATCTTGTACTCGGACTGTATCTCTACACGGAAGTTATTGTTAACGCCATCAACAACTGTATGAGGTATCAACATCACCCACGACATAGGTACATCGTGGAAGTTAGCAATGTGTTGTAATGTATGAACTAACTTGAACTTGACAGTCATGTTATCTTCCAGTGCCTCCAAAACAAATGTTTGTGTGGGATGAAAGGGATGCTTACTCGAATTACTTTTGAGTAGTGCTTTGTTGTGAAACTTCATTTCATCAAGCAAAGTATTCATCCACTTAGGCATACCATAAGATGAATCCATGTCATCATACAGTTGTTTTATTTTCTCGGTAAAAGTCATTCCTCTTCATCCTCCATTACAAATCTGTTCTCATCCAATTCAGTGACGAGTCCTTCCTCAGTAGCGAAGTTAATCAGTGCGTTAGCACCCATATCCTTCTCATTCAAATCGAATTGCCATGCGTTGTCTTTGTTACCATTGTTGTCTGCAATATCCAAATACAATTGATAGCCGTCATTGTATTTGTACACAATCATGTGTCCACGCAAGTAGTCTTTCGCATTGGTAGCAAGAGACTCAACAGCGTATTCAAGGTAAGAGTTGTAGTCAATAGTAACACCCTGTGGTAGAGTGAGGTTGACTGCGAACCCGTACTCTCTATTGTATTCTGTTTCAGCATAACCTTGTATGTGAAGTGCTGATACACCGTTCACCATCTTCAATTGTAGTATTGCTTCGCCTTTCGTTAGTTCTTTTTGTTTATACCATTCGTCATTCATTTTATTCACTCTCCTTGTTGTGTTACTCCTTTAAACCAATTATTAATGCTGATACTGTCAATTGAATTTTGGTACACTTTGTACTTACCTCTCAATATGTCTTGATGCATTTGTGAAGGTGTAGGTAAGGTTTCAACCTCAGCCTCACCTTTCAACTCTATTTTATTAGTACGCTCAAGAACTTCACTGTATTCTATTGTACTTGCGAATGAATCTGCATCTGCTTTGTCAATAAATGATTTAACAGTAATGTTCTTAGTCGAATTATTATGATGAGTGATGTTGTTCTTGGCGTAGTAACTGTATGTAGAGAACTCCATGTAACCTCTTGAAACGCTCATTTGCACATCGTATTGTGATATGGTATTCTCATTACCCAGTGGCTTCCAGCCGTGAACAGGTGTTTGTAATCCGTAGTGGGTGTTGTATCTTAGCGGAGTGTACACCCAGCCGTTAACTACATCACCCTCTTTTCTCACTTTACCAGTAGCAGAAATATGCTTAGTTCTTATCTCATTGAGCCAGCCCCAAGAGTTCCATTTGAATTTACGACCCCTGCCTTGAGTAACTTGTGTGACTGAGCCACCTCTTTTCATTCTGTTGAGAGAGTTGTTGATTTTCTTGAGTACATCTTTTTCATCAACTGAGTTGATGAGTGTACGCATGACTGGTTGAGCAAGGTCAAGGTCTACATCAATATTCATTGAAGTCCAATAGTAACTACCTTTGTAAGCAAGTCTAACTCGGTTGTTAGAATAATCATGTGGTGAGATGTGTAACCTACTACTCCATCTTGATGTAGGATGGTTTCTGTGAATCATCTGTCCACCCTTGTCGTATACCCATGTGAGTACACCTTCAATCTTAGTAGTAGCAATCAGCCCAGCCTCAACCAAGTATGCAATCTTAGTGTGCCTGTTAATTAGTTCACTAGCAGTTGGTTCTGCTTCCATGCCCAATGTAATCATGCTGTATCTAACTGCTGAATCCATTGCACAATGGTCGCCATACTTACCAGTCAGCATACCAATAGCAAGAGTATTGATTGCTTCGTCAGTAGTGAAGCCTACGCTATCACCAATCACTCCAAGTTCTTTCCATGTTTGTCCGTTTTCATATCCACTGTAATACATTCTTTCACTTCCTTTTGTTTCATCTCTCTTTTCTTTATCAGTTTAAATAGTCAGTAATTAATTTCATTCAATCATCTCCATTTCGTCAAAGTCAAAGTTATCCCAAAGAGTATGACCTGCCCAGCATACTCCCATTTCACTTATCATGTTATTATCGAGAAGTAGTTCTTTGTTCTCACACAATAAGGCATACATCTCTTCAACATTATCCATGATGTTTGAAAAGAACCCGTAATTATCAAGGTGTTCTATTGCGAATAAGTCCGCAAGTGTCCATGCTTCATCATTGACTTCAATGGGTGCTTCGTCTTCGTCTTTGAAGTTGCTTCGTAGTATTGATATTAGTTCTTCTTTGTTCATTCTTTCATCTCCTAGTTAGATACCTTTCATCAATCCCTGTGAGGAATGACCTTATCTCCGCCTTAGTCATTTTTTCGGCTATCGACCATCCACCGACATACGAGCCATCATTAGGAATCCGACTCTTTACTGCATCCCATACGCATTCAGCCCAGTTCATACCGTAGGGTTCATCACGCCACTTGCCGTATGCGAAACCGTGGGCTACATCATAAGGGTTTAATCTCCATTCTTGGTCTTCCCACAAACTATCCGTCCATCCATTCACATAATCCCTAATCTCGGAATAAGGAAGATGCCATGTCAAAGTAACAAGGTGTTCTTCTTCCTCGCCTTCTGCTATTATGTGGTCTTTTCCATCTTCAAATATGAAATACATACTCTCTTTTTTGTTAGTCATTCTTAATCCTCCAATGGGATAACTTCTGTAATGTTACCACACATGGGGCAAAAGATACGGTCTGCTCCGTCACCGTATATGTCATCCCAAATGTATAACAGTTCTTTCAATAGTTCTTTCATTCCACCATTGCTTCCGCAATTGTTACATTTTATTTCATCTACATCATCTGTTCTCATTCTTCTTCCTCCTTTCTTATCCATCCATCTTCTTCTGTGTATGTGTACAATTCTTTGAGAAGTATGTAACCATCCTGTTCAACATACTCATCGGGTAATGGTTCGTACAAATCAATCAGCCGATAGTCGTCAAGACACACATTGTAATTTTCAACACCATCCCAAAGAGCATTGCCACTTAGAACCATTTCTATCAATTGTTCTTTGCTGTATTTTCGATACTCTTTTTTCCTTTTCTCGATGTATTCTAATTTCTTTCTTGTTTCTTCCTTCATGCTTTCACCTTCTTTATCTTTCCAAAGTCAGCAGGTAAGTCACCTGCATCAATCATTGATTCAATCAATGCTTTGGCAATACCTTCTCTTTGTCCGATGTCGCCTCCATCTAGTACTGCCTTGACGACCCTTCTTTTCTGCTCTACAACATAGTCAAACTTCTCGTCAATGGTCTTAGCCACTGAGAGATAGACTGCGTGTACTGATTGTGATTCTTGACCGATACGGTTGACTCTATCTTCTGCTTGCTCTTCCCATGCAGGAGTCCATTCTCTCTCAACGAAGAGAACTGTATCGGCTGATGTGAGTGTGATACCTTCCTTAGCGGCTACCGTAGCGCATACGATAACATCTAACTTGTTTGCTTGGAATGCCTCAACCATTTGCTGACGCTTCTCGGCTGATTGCTCCCCAACGATTACACCAACTCTCAAGTTGGTTTCTTTCAGTTGAAGTGTGATGCCCTTGAGTACATCTCGATGATGTGCAAAGACAACGATGGGCTTACTAGTGATGTTGTTGTACTCCTTGATGTAGTCAACTGCTGAATCAACTTTGATGAGTCCACATTCATGCCTCAACGCTGTAAGCATGTTCAACACGAATCCCTTTGGAATGCTACCTTCTCTTGCATACATCTCGTAGTCTTCAAGCCATGCTCGATGAAGGTCATTGTATCTCTTGAGGTTGGTCTTGCTTGGTTGCACTGTATTGATTGTCCTTACCTTGTCGGGTAGTTCATCCAGTACCTCTTTCTTGAGCCTACGAATACAGAAGTCTCTTGTTCTATGATGCAACTCTTCTGTGTTGCTTGCACCGTTGAAATCCCAGCCAAAGCCAGTCTGTTGTCCGTCACAGTATGTGATACCGTAGTTGAAGAATGAAGGGAATTCATTCGGTCTAAGTAAGTTGAGTGTAGTGAAGAACTCGTTTGGTCTGTTGGTTATCGCAGTACCACTCAAGCAAAGGATGTGTTCCGATGCTTGAGCAATCTCAAGGGTTGCCTGTGTTCTTTGTGCCTTACTGTTCTTGAGATAGTGCGACTCGTCACAGACTACAATGTTGAATCCATAGTCAAGCAATTGTTCCATTCTACCCTTGATGATGTCGTAGTTACATACAATGATGTCAGCCTGTGGCATTGCACCTTTACGCCCTTCCAGTACCTCAGCAGTGAGGCTAGGCATCCATGCTTGACACTCCTTCTTCCAGTTGTACTTGACAGAAGCAGGTGCGACAATGAGGGCAGGTAACTTGTCAGTGTTGAGTGCGATGTGTGCAATGGCTTGGATAGTCTTTCCAACTCCCATGTCATCACCAATCAAACATCTTCCACCAGCCAATTCAGCAAAGCGAACACCGACATACTGGAACGGGTATAACTGACGGTCATCGGGGAATACCTTCGACAGTTTGGCATCCATTTGAGCAATCAGTTCTTCATCAGCCAGTGCCGATGCACCACTGATAGCGATTCGCTGACCTCTCTCTTCCATGTATGTACCGATTTGCGGAATGTCCTCAAGCATCTCGTACAAGTCATAGAGAACAGTGTTAGTGTTGTCGTTAGTGTACGCTTGCTCAAGTCTATCCATGAAAGCACCAGCCTCGCCAATTGAGATAGACCATGTTTTCTTGTTTGGATTGTATTTCCGCCCTTGCGTATCTTTGATTAGAGCAATAAGTCTCTCGTTGTATGGGAAAGCCATCTCTAGTGATGTACCCTTGAGTTCAACTGCCATGACAACCTCTTCCTTCTTTGGCTTCGCAGTACCACTTTCAGTAGTTTGTTGCACACTGGCTAGAGTGGTAGGACATGCCCAGTATTTTGTTCCCGAATAAATCAACTCCACAGCCCTCGCCAGTACACTATCATCATTCTGTAATGTCCACAGTTTGCGTGTGCCATCATACTTACACGCAGGGAATCCCAGTCTACTCTTGAGCAAGTTGTTCACCTGCGGGTCATACGGATAGTGTAGTGCAATTCTTTTACTGGTGAATTCTTTTCCGTACCTGTTAGTCCATACATCATCCACGCATGAGAATCTAATCAGCATACTGCTCGGTGGTTTCCACTCGGCTACCTTCTGTTCCATCAATGCTCTCGCCTCATCAACCTCGATGTCGAATGCTTCTGCAACTCTAAGCAAGTTCTTCTCATCGTATCTTACTTCCAACTTTTTGTTCAGTCTTCTTTCTGTGGCGTGCCATAGTACATGTTGTCTTTTCTTCTCAGCCTCTTGCTTGGCGTGAAGGATTGCTTGCTGTTGCTCATACACACGCTTGGCTTCTTCGCCTTCTTTCTTTAGTCGTGAAATAAATTCAAGGGCATCGTCATCCAGTCCTGCATCCTGCAAGAGTGTAGGCAGTTGTGTGTTACGATACTTGTAGAATCTCTCGCTTGCTTCAACCATGTCTTTCATATCAAGAGTGTCTTGATGCGCCAGCCTGTTGAAGAAAGGATAGTCAGGTTTGTTTGCACCAGTATCATCCTTGTGGTCGGGCGCACCATATCCTACAAAGGTGCGAATCATCTTGTGTAGTTTTAGTTCATTCATTCAATCAACTCCATTTTGTAGTATAAGTCAAAGTCAAAGTTATCCCAAAGAGGATAGCCCGAATTGTTTCTTGCCGATTCACTTATCATGTTGTTGTCGAGAAGTAGTTCTTTGTTCTCGCACAACAAAACATACATCGCTTTAACATCTGTCATGTAAAATCCATCACAGGCATTGTTTAGGTACTGTCGTGCGAACAAGTCAGCGAGTGTCCACTGTTCATCATTCACCTCAATAGGTGCTTCATCATCATAGTTGCTTTGTAATGTTTTTATTAGTTCTTCTTTGTTCATTCAATCATCTCCCTGTGTTGTTCATGGAAGTCGGGTACAAGTGAATGCTTGATATTGCTAAGGCACTCCATCGCTTTCATCACATCTGTATCGTAACCATGTAATCCATCATCAAGCATCCTAGTAGATACACCAAATATCTTCCAAAGGATGTCATTGATTTCTATTGCATGTTTCATTTCATTCATATGTATCACCGTGTTGGAACTCACTCTCCTTCTGTCTGTCTCTAGCATCCACAAGTGTTCTGTTGTAGTTGCCTATTGAATCCATTATCTCTCTTAGGTTAGTCATGCTCAGGTCATTCCTGTCCAGCCACCTAAGCACATATATTGCTAGTTGTTGTGTATCATCATTCATTGTTATCACTTCTCAATTCTTTATCAGTTTAAATAGTCTTCATTCTTCTTCATCGTTTTTGGTAGGATTGACATGCCAGTACTCTTCACTGTCTTGTAAGTCATCTTCATTCACTTCCTCAATGTAATGTGCTTCACGCCATTCTTCATCGTGTGAATCATAGTGTGCCTTTGCTTCTTTGTAGGTAGCAAACGGGCCATCGGACTCTCCACTCTTGATGTGTGTTACCATGTACTCAATCACTGTTCTTCCTCCTTGATGTTCTTGTCACCGTATGCACACTCACCGCAGATGAATTCCTTCTCGGTCTTATCCCACATAGTAATCTCAATGTTGTCTTTCATCTGCTTGCACTCGGAACATTGCACAGTTGTGTAGTCGAACTTGATTTTGTTCTGTGATGCAACACACTGTATGCAAGTACCCGACTGATAGATACCATCAATGATGTTGATTGTTTCGGGAGTCATGTCATCTCGGTAGTCCTTCTCGTCACCGCATGTGTCACAGTAGGTTGTACCACTAGGCAACTCGAAGTAGTCACAGGCTGAACAGTGAGTCTTGTCAGCCATAGGAGATTTACAACAAGGGCATTTACCATAGTTGTCAAACAGTATGTCCATACCATCATCGTAATACTCTTCTTCAAATTCAAGGTAATCGTCAAAGGTATAAACAAAATCATCTATACCAGTGGTGGCTTTGGGAAAATTTGTATCACCGCCCCACTTAGAACCGATAGTCATGTCACCGACAGGCAACTGACACACATCAGCAATGTACTGCAACTGTGCTTGAGTCTCAACTGCATGATGACAATAGACATCACGAACCCAACGCACGATGTCACTGGCTGAGTTGTAGTCGCCACGCTTGTCATCGCATAGAAGGTAGCGAAGGATAGACAACTGAACACCAGTACGACCATGACCGCCAGCACACTGAGTAGAGATAGTCTTGATACCATGAACACGGATGTCACGAGTAAGTGCATACCAAAACTCAGCACCACTAGCAGGGATACCAAAGTCGGGGAAGTCAAGGTGTATGAACAGTGGGTCTTTGGGTGGCTGAACAATAGCGTCAGCGCAAGACCAACCATCGGGTACAGTAGTCTCGTCAGCGATAGCAGTTTTGGACTTGCCCCATGCAGTCATAGTTTCACTAGCACCAATGGAGAGGTCGGGCAGTGGAGTCATAGTCCACCAGCCACCTTGTCTGTTACGACCACCGCCATGTACAGTGATGCCGTCATGTGTAGTGAACACGACTGGCATACCAGTGTGGCATTGTGGTTTAGGTTCGTATGGTTTCTTCATATTGTTCACCTTAGTTTTCTTGTTAGTCCATTTGTGTAGTTTCGTTTGTTGTTTCTTTATCTTGTTCTTCTTTCCCATGTTTATTCCTCCATCACTGACGAGACTATTTTGCTTTGTATGTACTTAGCGAACTCAGTGAAGAGTTGCCAAAGTGTAAGGCTAGTTTCTTCAATACCACTAAGGTATTCTTTAGCGTGTTTTGTTAGTTTGTTGTAGAGTAGTAAATCCTTTTGAGTCATGTTGACAATACCTGTGCTGATGTATGTAGCATTGCTAGTTGTCAACCACTGCGGGTTGTGCATACAATACTCATTAGCAAAGGCAAGGAAGTATGGATTAGGTTCACCGTATGCTTCCCTAAACTTAACGACCTTCTCTTCCGACTCAGGCTTAGGTAGAGTGAGACTTGTATCTTCGTGGTACGCAGTAGCCATGTGAGATGGTGATGCTTCAACTTGCTTCTTCTTCTCCGTATGACAGATAGGACAGTTCTCGACACCACACATGATGTGCTTCTGCCCTACCGTCTGTGGTGGATGTCGGAAGCCTTGAGTAAGTACATCCCTGTATGTAGCAAGGAATGGTGTAACCTCACCAGTCTTGGTGAACTTCTTCACGCTGTCAAAGATAGGTTGAATGGAATGGAGAGCAGGCAATGGTTCGTTGCCAATGTGTTGCTCGTAGACATCCATAGCAACTGCGTATATCTTGAAGAACATGTTAGGCTCTACTTGTATATTGTTCGGGTCAGTACCCCAGTCAATTGCTTTCTTATCCATGAACTTGTTGAAGAAGAAACCATTGTTGTGTACTGCATGTTCAAGTGCGTTGGCTTTGTCAATGAGTGTCATGAGATTGTCACGGCTACCATCAGCCCAGTAGTCCTTGAGTGCATCAATCGCTTCGATGCCCATGCGAACAGTCTTGGAGTATGCCTTACCACCGTAGCCACTAGACCATTGTAAGTTGAACACTTGGTCTAGCATCTGCATCATGAAGTCCATTGACTCGCAATCAAGTGGCTTGCCCTCGATGTTGAGATAGTATGATTGTCTCTCATGCATAGAGCGAGAGTGTATCTCACTCCACTCAGTATCGTAAGCATAACGAGCGAGTGCATATGGTATGAAGTTAGAGCCAGTAGTCCTTGACTTAGCGTGGCGTAACTCACCGAGAGATACTGCGTAAGTCGCTTGGATAATCCAGCCAACGAATGCACCACCGAGCAGTGCAATGGTTTGTGGTTCAGCAGTAGGTCCACCTGCATACTGATGGAATGGATTGGATAGGTAGCCATGTTGTCTAGCGAATCTTCGATAGCCAATCTGCAAGCCAGCATCGAACTGTTCCTTGAAGTCATAAGGGTCGTAAGGTTGTGGCTCGTATGTACCATCATTGTCAAGGACAACCCAGCCAGCCGCCGCCTGTGTCCACTGCTGACCGACCTCGACATCAAGTGATGCAATGTATGGAACATTGTACTTGAGACACTGTGTTGCATGATGGGATAGGTGAGTGCCGTTGTTGTGACACACCACTGAACCATCGGGCATACCATTACGAAGTGCCTCTTCCATCTTGTCTAGTTGTTCTTCACTTGAGTCCTCGACTAAGTGAATATGTTTGACTGTGATTCTGTCAACACCATGAAATGTACCACTGATTGTCACACCCGCAGGAGCAGGAACAATAGGTTGTACACCATCACAACCACGCAGTTGCACGAGGTAGGACAGTGGCTCAACGAGTGATGACCTTCTAGTATTCTTGTCGCTTATAGAAGCAACGAACTCCAACTGAATGTTTTCGGGTGTGAGATTCATTTGCTCGAAGTCATGGTTGATGTTGGTATCCTTGCCTTGTGCAAGTGGGATAGCAAACTTGAGTCCATCCTTACCAGCAGTGATACCATTGTTGTCACGCCCCATGTAGATGTAGTTGTTAGGTGCAACTACGGCTGATGCGAATGCATCAATGTAAGGCATAGCAATGATACAACCATTGGGGTCAGTGAACCCATGCTCGTACTCCTTGACTGCTGACTGGTCTTCGCCTAGCATACACTCGGCAATGTTGAGGACAGCATCCTTGTACTCCTGTTCATTGTGTACTGCAACAGACTCAAGCACACCCGCACGAGGGTTGAGTGGACAAGCACGAATGAACTGTGGGAAGTTGACCCACTCGAAAACCATATCATGTAGTGTGTATGCCAGTGCTGTGTACGCATCTTGACAAGTCTGTTCTGTGACCTCACCCACTACGAGGTCGAACCTCTTAGTCTCAGGTACATTCCAGTTAGTCCAACTGTTGTAGTCGCTCTTCAATGCGTTGTATGTTTCTAATGCTTTTGCTTTTTGACTCATCATTGTTATCATCTCTCAATTCTTTAGTAGTTTAAATAGTCCTCAATTCTCAAAGGCTTTCTCTCTCATGTATGCTTCGTGGTTCTGTGATAGGAAATCCTTGATGGCTTCTTCCCTGCTGTAACCAATGTAGAACTTGTCTGTATAGAAGCCCTCGATTATATCACTCACTAGGTATGCCCCATGTTTTTCTTTTACCGTTATTCTATCTCTTGCGTATGTCATTCTTCATCATCTCCCCAGTATTGTAGTCTCTTTCTTCCAGCAGGTAGGCTTGTTATTTTCTTCACTAATTCTTCTCTATTTACTTTATAGGATTGTAAATACCACATGCAATTAACAATGTAATCTATTTCATCCTGTGATATTATTATCCAATCTGCGTCAGTCATTCTTCATCCCTCCATATCTTAGGGTATCTGTCGTGTCCTACACAAACACAACATAGTGAAACAGATTTCATATCGTAGTTGTTTAGATAGTCTTCTTTGTCATCGTTACCATTGGGTACACAGACCTCGACTTCAATGAGTTCGCCTAGACTTTGCTTACAATAATCGCAGTTCATTCTTCATCACTCCTGCCTGTTCCAGTATTCATCTTTCTTATCCCATTTCCAGTACCAGCCACCGACTTCAAGGATGACTGAGTGGTAATGTACTAGGCTGTAAAAAGCACTGTCAATATTTACCGAGTGTCCTTCTTCTTGTAGGTCTTGAAGCAAGTCAATGCAAGCCTTCAATGCGTTCTCTATTTGTTCTTGTTTGTTATTCATTCTTCTTCCTCCGTGTTCAACCATGCGTCAATCAATTCATTGAGCAGTCCACTTCCAACACCCCATGTCCTGTCTGCATAATCGAATGCCCAAAGGATAGTCTCTTTGCAGTACACATCGGGTGTCTCTTCTATCAAAGCAATCAAGTCTCGCATTGCGTCTTGACTGTAAGTACCACCACCACCGTACCCCGTAAGGTGCATCATTGTTTCAGGGTCAAGCATGTATTCCATACCGTTTCTTATCTCTTCCATTGTCGTAAATCCGTGTCTCATTCTTCTTCACCTTCCTCTTCGTAAAACTCAATTTTGTAGTGCGTGTCTTTTGGTAAGTCAACCACATTGACTTTCCATTTACCTGTTACTATGTTCAGCAACTCACGACCTGTTAGGTAGGGCATCAGTACTGCTTGTTGCCATAAGCGAACAGCCATGTCACGAGATTCTTTATTGTAATTAGTTGCCCGCCAGTTCATGTTGTATTCTATTAGGCTAGGTTGTATTATTGAATCCTTATTCCATCGTAGTGTCTTTGTTACTTTCATTGTTACTTTCATCTTAATCATCTCTCAATTCTTTATCAGTTTAAATAGTCAGCCTTCCATCTTCCTTTGCATGTTGAATGAACCAATCACTTAGCAACTCATTCTCATACAACCACTGGTACAGACGAGGGGGTAAGTCTGCTACGCCATCGTAGTCACTCAGTTTGTTATCGTCAAACCAAAGCCCACCTTCCGCATAGAACCTGTTGCCTCCTGTTTCTATGTCGTACCATTCAAGTCCACCTCTTTGTCTCTCAAGGTCAACCCAGCATGTTAGTTTCATCGTAGCAGGTTGTGGCTTAGTAGCACCCCAACTTCCTTCGTGAAACACTTGTTCTTCTTGTTCGCTATCGTAATCGTATCTCATGTTTATTCCTCCTGTGTGCATAAGTGGTCGTAGTCCTCGTCAGTTACTCTCATGTCCTTGAGATGAATCATCTCGCAGTCAAGTGTGATGTAATCGAAGTGCATCGGATAATACTTCTCCGTTGTTTCGGGGTCATCATCATAAGCCCAAAACATCTCATCATCATGTGGTAGTCTTTCTAATGTAGCAATCCAATTCCCATCCAAGTACAGGTTAATGAAGTTGTATGAGTAACCGTTATCACCGTAGTCTGTGTATGATAACCTGTCCTTACTCCAATCAACTAGCATACGGAAGTCAAGCGTTTCTTTGTCAACGCATTCCATTACATCCCCGTCATATGAAGAGCGACCTCTACCCTCACAGAAGTATATTTGATTCTTTACCATGCTCATGCAATCACCTCTTGTGCGTCAGCGTAGCCACCGTTGTTGTCTCGCACATCCTCAATGCACCACGCCTTGAACTCATCATGCGAGCCAAACAATTCCCAGTCACCAGCCATGATGTGATAGGTGTAGCGTACGCCATCGTGATTGATGCTCACCGACTTGGTACTGAAACACACCGATGTTTGGAATAGGTTCTCGTATGCTTGTGGTCCTATCATGCAATCACCGCCGTAAGTGTGTCCTCATCATCAGCAAGCACGAACCTATTGACTACGAAGCCATTGGTGTCAGCCCAAATGGTAAGCCTGCCATATGATGCAAGCGAGGTAGTGTCCTCTTCGATGAGCCTTGCCTTGTCCATGACTGTGTGATGGTCGGCGTAAAGTATGGTAGATACATATGCAAGTGTGGTGTGACCAGTCTCAATAAGATACATGTATCTGTTCCAGCCCATGCCCTGCGTGTACTTCTTAGTGAACCCAGTATCCATACGAGATGCTGATGGTGGTACGAAACCTAATGGGTTGGTACTGTTGTGGTATGTTGTGTCGATTATCTTGTAGTTCATCAACCTTGAATTCTTTAGCAGTTTAAATAGTCAAGGCTTCAGTCCATCGGTTTTTGCTTTGCTCACTATGTTTAGAATGTTCACAATGTTCATCAGTATGTTCATCAATTTTGAGCATGTTCATTATGTCATTACACCCCTACAATAATATGTGATTCTCCCCCTACGAATGTTCATTATTACTATATCCTATACTCATATATATTATAGAGAGTAGGAGTACTATGAAAATGAGCAAAGCCTGTGAGATTTTCCCTATGTAATTGAAGCAAGGTATTGAGCATGAACAATGTTCATTTTTAGTGAACATGGTGGTGAACAAAGTGAACAAAGTGGGCATCTTGAACATGTGATATTAATTGCTTTTCAGTAGGTGAATATTAATTGCTTCTCGATAGGCGTTTGATGTGGGGAAATGAAAGCCTCCCCTTCCCATGTGAAGTGAATACCATCAGCCTCATAAGCGGGGGTACAGGAAATGCGCTTCTCTCGCACTCGAAAAAGGCTGAGAAAAATACAGGCGGGGTTGTAGGAGAGGCATACTCTTCCCAACCCATATGGGTGCGATGCAATTACTCGCAAGGCTGTCAGTTAGACAGGCGCAAGCGAGGCATCGTTACCCCTTGCGAATTGCGCTATGCGAATTTTTGCGATAAAAAAAGCCCCCCGCACCCCCACAGGGGTACGAGGGGCGAACTCGGCTAACCGCCGTACTACTTCACTCGGCTACGAGTTATGCTCAAGAGAGCATGTCAGGTGTGAGTTTGCTGATGTTCTCAGTGATGTACTGCAATGCTTTGGCTTTGGTCTTGGACTCAGCCTCGGATGCACCCATGTCTCTAGCGACTCTCTTGATTGTGGAGTGGTGCTTGCCCTCGATTACTGCAAGTGCATGTTGACCTGCTTCTTGATGACCTTCGTTGCCCAGTGATGTACCTTGCTCGTACACAAACTTGCTTGCTTCCTCAAGTCTGTCTTGCTTCTTAACAGCCCACCAGTCTTGCCCGTACTTGTTTCTTGCCCACGCTTTCTTAGCCTTAGCCTTAGATGGGTATGGGATTGCTTGTCCTTGCTTGTCACCTTTTGCGTATACAACACCTTGAGCGAAGAATGCTTCACCAGCCTTGAGTGTGTCTGCAAGTTTGTTCGCTTTACCCAGCCTCTTGAGTGTCCTGCGGTAGTTGCCTAGAATGTGGAAAGCACCGTTTCTCTCAATGCCTGCATTGTTACCCTTGCTAGGTGTGTAAGGGAGTGAGAAGAGTTTAGCCATGTGCGCTCTTGTGTTCCAAAATGCAGGTATTTTGTTCCTCATTGCAACAGGTGTGCAAGGGTCTTCTCTCAAGTCCATGAGCATCATGCCCAAGTTAACCAGTTGTTCAGCAGTGAACTCGTTGTGTGTGTACACAACTGTCTTGTCTGCGCCTTTGCCGACTTGCTTGCTGTCGAACTCAGGTGTGCCTGCTTGTACGCTTGCTTGTGTAAGTGGTAGTACGCAAGTCTTGGACTTGCTCGCTAGGAATGCTCCTATGCGTTCACCCACCCCCGTCATTTGGTTAGCGTATGCTACGGTTCGGTCTATGTTATCTGTGCTTATGGGTATCATGTATTTGTTTGCCATGTTCTTAACCTCCACCCTTCGATTCTTTAGCAGTTTATATACTAAAGACGCTTTTTGCACTTGTTAGAGAACCATAGCGCATAGCGTATAGCAGGTCATAAGCATGGGTGTACTACCCATATGGGTTGGGGTTAAGGTGTCGCTATTTATGGGGGCTTACGCCCTTACGGGCGCAGGATTAGGGGCGAGGTTGGTGGGAGAGGGCATCTCACCCGCCCGCCCATAGGCAGGTACAGGGGCGCAAGGGGGTCATAGCACGACCCCATAGCACGGTTTTCCCCACCCCATAGCACGCCCTTAGAAGGAGGCATAGCCATAGCACACCCCATAGCCCTTCTTTTAACCGCATACACCTCTCGGAGAAAAAAATTACAAAATGAAAAATTTTTAATAAACACCCCTCATACGAGTATCAATGTCTCCTTTCCAAGACGCATGGAATATTTTGAAATCAAATGTCTATAATGCCGCTAGGCGTTCCACTTTACCAGCATATCACCCTGCGATTATGGGTATGATGGAAAGAAGATACTTGACAGGTGAAGCAGGACCATTTGAAGGATTTGAGCCTAGCGATGTCCACCCTAACGAGCAATCACCATTTAGAGTAAACAACATAGCAAATATGAGGGCTGATGAACTAAGAGGTAGAATACAACGCCAAAGTGTACCTAAAGTGATGCCGTATACAGATTCTCCTAGCGATGAAAACATAGACAGGGAATCTCGTGAGCAACTTCTTAGAGAAAGTAGACCGCAATTTAGATGATAATGGTCATTCCAGTGGTCAACCAGTAAGTTTAACTTCTACACCGCTATCGTCTGTAAGATAGCATGGAAGTCACAGTGTACGAAGTCGGTCCTAGAGATGGTTTGCAGTACCTTGATGACATCGTGCCGACTAGAGAGAAAGTCAAACTAATCGAGATGCTGTACGACAGTGGGCTTACCAAAATCGAGGAAGTCAGTTTCGCTCACCCCAAACTGCTACCGCAGATGGCTGACGCTGAGGCTGTTTTCACAGGGAGTGGGTCTGTGCTGGTGATGAACCAGCGTGGGTTCGAGCGAGCCAATTCGTGCGGTGTCGTGCTAATCAATGTGGTTATCAGTCCTTGCGAAGTCTTCAATGTCAAGAATACCGGCAAAACACGGTCCGAGTTGATGACGATGTACAAAACAATGCTGGCGAATCACCCTAAGCAGTTCGTGAGGGTGTACATCAGCATGGCGTTTGGTAGTCCGTATAGTGGGCAGTTTAGTGCAAGAGAGATTCGTAACTGCGTGAGGGATGCAAGGATGCTTGGCGGTACAGTGGTCTTTGCTGATACCGTAGGGGCTGGTACGCCCGATGAAGTAAAGATGATGGCTGACATAGCCAAAGATGAAGGTGTGCGCCCGGCTTTGCATCTGCATCATAAGGGCGAAGACGAGAAAGCGATTCGTTTGGTGCAGGCGGGGCTGATGGCTGGTATAACTGAGTTTGATAGCAGTATAGCCGGGCTTGGTGGGTGTCCGTTTGCTGAGGGTAGTGGTGCTAACCTGTCTACCTCGACACTGGTGCGTCATTTACATGCATGGGGCTTTGAGACAGGCGTTGACGAGAAAAAGTTAATTGCCGCTGAAAAATTCGTTAATTATTTTAGTCGTGACTCCATCCCAGCCCCATGAGCGCATTTGACAAGGCGTGGAGTTTACTCAAGCAACAGCCAATGATAGGCGACCCGGAAGGACCTTTGGCACAAGCACTGGCTAGAGCAAGGCAACAACCAAAGCCAAAACCTTTGCAGATAACCAATCTACCGCCTAAAGAGCCTCAAATGGTGCAGACTCAACTGCCAGCCGAACTAACTCAAGGCGCACATGAGACACCTTTCAAGATATTCGGTCAGCAGTGATAGCATGACACCGATGGAGAAGGCTTGGCAATTGCTCAAGGCGACCTATCGCATTGAGGCACAGCGACCAATGTATGCACATTCAGGTAGAAGGGAGTATAGGCTCTTAGACCAAGACGACAATGTTTTATCAACACTATCAGGTGATTTGTCAAGAAATAACAGTCTTAGTGATATTCACGGACATACTCGTGGAAAATACCGTAGACAAGGAAATTATAAAAAATTGATAAATGCTCTATTACAACAAGGTATAGGTATAACTAGTAGTGAAAGAAACGATAAATCTCACCCATTTCATGAAAAGTTCATGTCTAATTTACCTAAGAATGTAGATTATGCTGATACATTTAATGATTTTCACCACCTTACACCAATACACTATTCAAAAAAGAAAACCGCAAGATTCCCAAATAGCGATTTGAATATTCGTGACTACGGCTCTATTCCTATACATCATCTAGGATATGAAAATCCTACTGAAAATAGTAGATTCCACGGCACAATGGATAATAGAAGATTAACTGAATTTGCTGGTCATTCAATGTTCCCCGGTAGAGTAGCAAATCCTTTAGATTTCGCTAGAGACTGGGCATGGGAAGATTATGATAAAACTCGAAATGAAAAAGAGAAATTAAATCGTTTACAAGTGGATAACCAACCTGAGACTTTCCAAGCCGGACTCGCTAATTATGACAGGAATTTTCTTAAACCGCCTGAATTACAGCAGTTCCTAGATGATATTAACCAAAGATAATCATGATTAAGTCCTCTATTAGAGGCTTGATAATCTTCTCATACAACCATGCAAACGGCATTAAAATAATCGCTAAACAAACTTTTGCTACTCCTTTCAACAGTGACATCCCAAATCCCCATCAGTAGTAGAATTGGGGTGGAGTATATGTTGGTTTTGCTATATCATCAACATCTTCCTGCATTCCGGTGAGTAATTTGACGACATGTTCCATGTCCGGGTGGATATTTCCTACCATAGTGCCGTCACTTGTCTCTTCAAATGTGTGATTGCGGTCTAGCACTGCAAGGTCACGGCGCATATCTTCACTGATTTCGTTAGGAAGTTGTAGTTCACCCTTGAGCATACGCCATGCTAAGTCCATTGGTTCACTTTTTAGTACTAATTTTTCATTTCCATATTCATCAGTTTCTATTACATAAGCCCCCGATGATAGCATCATCTGTACTTGTGGGTCATTGCGGTCAACTTTAGTTGGTTCTGCTTGGACATTCAGTGGATTGACAGTATCGTTTTTTGCCCTAATGTTAAGCAAGTTTTGTTGTAGCGGGTGCTGTGCTTGAAGATATGTAGACCTCGGTGCGCCAGTTTCGGGGTCAATATCCATTCTACCGGCAAAGTTTTGCATCATTCTATCAGCACCTTGCCTGTAAATGTTTCTTGGATTGAATATATTAGTTAAATTTGCAGAAGATGAAACATCATCTCTACTGATTCTACCGCCCTCAGCGACTCTTTCTACTGCTCTTTGGTTTATTTCTTGGGCAGATGGTCCTTTTGATTCCATAAATTTAGGTGCAGAAACGAATTCATACTCGGAATCTCTTATTGGATGCCATTCTTTTGTCTGTCGATGACCAGTATGATGTTCTGCGCCTACTGTTATTAAACCGATACCGCTTCCTCCATCTTCTGCTCTTGATGTTTTATGTCCGATTACATAGTGTGGTCTATCAATGCCCTCTTTAGGTTCATCAGTGGAGAGTCCGGGTACTTTCAAAACAGGATATTCATTGTATGTTTCATTACCCAGCCTTGTTTCTATTTTAGTGTTAAGATACTCTTTCAGTTCGGGATTTTTCTCTAATAAAATATCTGCAACTGCAAGTGCTACATCTTCATGAGAATAACCCTCAAGACCTTTTGGCATTTCTTGATTCGGTTCTATTCTCTTATCAGCGTTTTTAGAATAATGATTTTTATCTGCTAAACCGACAGTGTGTTTTTTCCCTCTTTTCATTTGTGCTTTAATATTGTCTATTTGACTGTCATTCCACATGGCATCCCATTTCCATGCTTTCATCAAATTCCAAAGGATGTCCATCGGCTCACCTGTGCGTATTTCGCTACCGGCTTTTGCCGCTTGAGCCATCTGTTGATTTTGATTCATCATGTTTTGCTGTTGCATTTGTTGGCGGTTTGCCTGTTGCTCACCTACATTTGAAGCGATTTGTCCAGCAGTTAGAGCCTGTCCAGCCTTCGTGTTGCCAGCCTGTACTGCGACCTTACCTACTTTCTTGGCGGCCTGTTTAGCACCCTGTACTGCCGCCTGCCTTCCAGCCTGTGTAGCCACTGCACCAGCAACCGCCTTTGCACCGGCGATAAGTGCAGGAGGTATGAACGCCGGCATGGAATTACCATAGAGCGATAATTCTTTAAATTATCCGTAATTAAAACATTTCATGCGTAGGGGCGAAGACATCGAGAAAGCCCCTTCCAAACCTAAATCTTTCAAAGAATATTTAGAAACAATGCTGTCCGAAACTCCACCGTGGGCTTTGTACGAGGAAGGTGGAGAAACGGCACTTGATTATTCACCTTACGACCACCCTAAACTGAAAAATGTTGAAGATAAAAAGAAAGAAGATAAATTAAGAGAGTTGCTATTACATGATGAACCTAGATACCGACCTAGACTTCTTGACCCCGAAAATGCTGTGTTTGTACCTAAATTAGATGATAGATTAGATTCTGTTATAGATGACCCTTTGATAAACTATGGTAAAAAATTCGCAAAGCCTTTTGAAAATGTAATAAGACAGGGTAAAAGATTAGTTGACCCTAAATTAATACGACCAAAATCGAGTGTACAAACTACATTACCGCAACATTTTCCTAGACTAACAACCGAAAATCCTTACGATGAAGAGGGTAGAATAAAACCCGGTGCTATTGCGCCGATAACTGCTTTTAAACAAATGGGTAGAGATGCTTTCAATAATCTTCTTTCTTACGGTTTGATACCCGGATTAACAGTTGATTCCTTAGATTGGGAAGATAGGTCTAATTTACGAGATATGACTCCTGTTCCTGTAAAATCGGGGGCATCATTTGTAGCCCCAGTAGGTACTTTAGATGCCATAAGGGGTACAATGAATCAATCGGGAGGTCGAGGAAAACCGATTTATGTAGGCATTAGAGGATTTGCACAACCGGAAGATAAAGCATTCTTGAGAACAGACAGTAGAGAACCAATAGAGGCGGCGGCTTTGGGTCGTATTCCACCGGAAAGATTGGTTTTACCTTTCAATGTAGCACAATCGGGAAAGGAATTTGGAAGCCCACTTTCTTTTGAAGAATGGCGAAATGCTTCAAAAGGACCTACAACATTTGAAGATTATGTGGCACAAATGAAAGGTCCGAGGTATCTTCAACATTTACAAGATGCTGGATATACGGAAGAAATAGATGATTACAGGCAACTTTGGAATAGTAGACAAGATATGCAAAGATTAGATTATGAAAAGTATTTACAAACAATGAAAAATTCTAGTATAAGAACAAATTTATTGAATCAAAGACTGGCTGAATTAGGAGAAGATTTTCCACCCTTAACGGCTGAAAATTACCCAATGGAAGGGGGGCAAAGAAATCCTTACCAAACATTATACTACGAACATCTTTACGAAGATAAATTTCCAAAAACTGCCGCTGATACAAAAAATACAAGGGTAAAACAGGCTTTAGGTGCTGTGCCGAAAGAATGGAGTCAAAACACTAAATTTAATTTGATGAACCCTGCTTTAAGCGATGCTGAAAGGGAAGCAATAAGACAAGAATTTCAAGCGAATGCTGACCACGAAATACATATGAATAGTAGACATGATGGCACTGTTCACCCTGCTCAATTCAATAGAATTACAAGAGGTTTGATGAGCGCAATATATGGTCCACAAGCATCTAATATGATTGATTTCCGAGACAATGTAGGAGATTCTTATTCCGAAAGAGGTGAAAAAATAGGATTAGAAATGAATAACCCAGCGGCGGCATCGTTAGGATTACCTAATACATGGAACGCACCTCAATTATTCAATCCTAATTTCAATCCTAATCAATCAGTGATAAAAGCACCAAGAATCACTGCATACAGTCCTAGAGAAATAAGAGACATAGCACCCGACCTGCAAGGAATTAGGTATATACCGAAAGAATACTTAGAATCCGCTGGTAAGCCAATTAGAGTTCATAGTGGTGGGAAAAGAGGTGTAGGGCAATCCTATGATTGGGAGCAGGATTTACAGCGATTAAAATACGATATACCGCAAAGTAGTTTTTATTCATGGATGATAAATAAACCAAAACCGCTTACAGGTTTGTTTAGTGAAGAATTTAGAATGATACCCGAATACAATATTGCAGGAAGAGAGTTAGAATTATCTCCGGTTGAAAGTGGAAATATTGTCGCTGGACAGTTTATGCACCCACCAGTAAAAGAAGCATTAAGAGAACCCGATTATACTGCACATCTTCACAGACCGATGGCTCTCACTGGAATATTGGAACAGCCTCAATTCATGAGAGAAGGAACTGAGGGGTCTAAAGGATTAGGTGAAGGATTCCACTATGGAGAACTAGAGCCGGATTCTGTCGTACAATTAGAACTACCACATAATATACAGCCTATGGAAATGGCTAGTGTTGCTAGGAAAAGAGAGTATGATAGACCTAGAAATCAAAGAGAGAAAGACGCAATGAATTGGTTAAGCCACATACCAAGTATGGGTGTGCCTACATCTACTGAATGGTGGAAGCAACAGGGTGCAACGGAAATGACCGCACCTCAACTTGAACAGGCTGGATTATTCCAAGCCGGTGAACCAATGGACATCGCTATGCAGTTGCTAAAGCGGGAGATGAGTCCGGAAGCGAAACAACATAAACTCGAATATGACAAGAAGTATGAGTCCACGCCGGAGAGAGTCAAGTATCGTGAAGAGTTGAACCGTGAGCGCAGAAAGCGTGGTATCTACGGTAGCGGCGACCATATGGATGTCAGTCACACCGAGGGTGGTAAGTTAACTCTCGAAGGTGAACATGAGAATAGAGCGAGACATTTCAAAGAGCGTGGTACGCTTAGACCTAGCAAAATCGCTGTACGCAAAGACAATTGATACTGTTCACTATGTTCACTATGTTCACTTTGCTCATCAAAGTGTTCACTAAAAATGACCATTTCGATTGCCTAATGTTCAATATATCCCTTATTATAATAATATAATATTAAGAGTAGTAGTACTATGAAAAAATGAACATTCTCATTCTGCTCATTTTGAATGAACAAAGTGGTGAACATTTTGAACAAAGCGAACATTTTGAACACAATCTTTATGATGACCTCTCGGTTGACCATAAATGAGGACAATGGATGAAATCAATCACTCGGAAGCAGAAATAAGACTACTGGGGCTGATACTTACTCAGTCTGCATTGGTTGGATTAGCAATCGGAGTATTCGACTCGGACATATGGTTGAATAACGATGATGCGTTGGTAAACGGCTTTACATATGCAATGGCCGCTTTCTTTATACAAGGAATAGCATATTATTTCTTTAAGATGTTCTTTGAACAGAACATGCAAGAAAGAGTCAAGATGCAGAATATTGAGAGACAAAGACAAAGCAGATTCAAGAATATGCAAAGCACATTTGATAATCGTAGAGCAGAAATGGAGTTAAGAATGCAAGAAGCACAACTAGAGGCTGAATTGCGCTGGATGGAGTCCAACCCCGGTAAAATGCCTCCTTCATGGGGTGTACAAGGTGGTTCACCTTCACTGATAAATCAGTATGAAAATAAATTAATTACAAATCCTCCTACACATCAAGCAGAAATAAAACAGCCAATTAATCTAGGAATAAAAGATGAAGAGGAAGAAGTACCTCTAAAGAAGGATGGAACACCGGATAAGAGATACAAAACCGAGTGATGTAAATGGGTCGCATATTCAAAACCCCTTCCGATGACTCTACGGAGGCAACGCTTAGGGCTATGCATACCCAAAATACTCTTGACACATATTACGAAAAAAGTTTAGGATGGATTAGAACCGTAATAATAGGGTTTATCGCAGTATTGATAACAAGTTTTTATGAATTACAAACAGGAAATTCCGTATGGGAGGGTACAGTAGAATGGTTTTACGGCAAGGTGGAAAATTTAGCGAATTTCTTATTCGGGTGGTTGTATGGTTGAACCAGCAGGTACGGCACTTGTTGGTGCGATGGTTTGGGGAAAAGCGGTCTTCAATTCATACAGGCCACGCAAGGTCGGCATTTACGGCGCAGGACTAGTTGGTAAAACTACACTTGACCGCTTTATGACAACTCCGGGTGAAATGGAAGAGATTGATGAAGAAGATAGAACAACACACCTAAAATTACTGGGTAAATTTCTCTTACCTAAACCGACAAGAAAAAGAGTAGCATGGAAAGGAGAAAAGAGAGTAGTCTTTTCATCCGATATAGGTGGACAAGAGAGATTTTGGAATCTATGGATAGATGATATGGTATCAAGACAAGTAGAGGCTGTTGTCTATGTATTTGATGATAGAGCAGTAAAAGGCGGTGATGATGCATTACAACAGATTGCTGGGTTCAAATATCTAGTAGACGCAATAGTGTACAAGCAGTATCGTTATCGTAGTTTGAAAAGTAAAATTAAAGGAAAAAGATATTCTCCAAAACTGATTATGTTAGTTGCTAACAAAGCGGATAGGTTCTTTGACGAGACTGCCGCAATGCTTTGGGGGCAAGACAGAATAGGAGAACACAAGATATTCGACCCGTTTAGAGATGATTTGATTAGGCTACAAAAGAACGGTATACCTACAAGAAAATCTTTCATGGCTACAAGAATAGGGTGGAATGTTGAAAATACAATGGTAAGTCTTTTGACAACATAGGTGAGATATATGGATAAAACGAAAATAGTATCAGTTGGTAAGGCAAGCAATAGCGTAAGAACTGTCATACCGATGTGGGTTGCTAAAATGTTAGAGATAGAAGTAGGCGATAAGGTAACTTGGCAGATAGTAAAAACTGACAATGGCTATGCGGCAAGAATAGAGGTGGTAGAATGAATCAAGGATATAATTTAGCAGAAGTAAACACAGCGCATTTGTACGCTTTGAGTCAACAGGGTAACAATATGCTTTCTCATCAAGCCCTTAGTGACCAAGCATTAGCGCAAACAGCAATGCAAGAAATAGGTACTGAACAGAATTTACAAGTTCCTAAAGTAAATTTCTACCCAAGTAGACATCCCGACCCTCATAAGGCTAGAAGAAAAGACATCAAACAGGCTTACAAACTTCTTATGCCTTCAAAACGAAACTTTTTCAATCCGGCAAGAATGTTCTTAGGTCGTAAACATAGATACAACAAGCAAACAAATGTTTGTGTTGTTGATGGATGCGATTGTGCTACTTTAATCAAATATGATAACTTGTATGATAAAATTAAAGATGAAGAAACTGGAAAATCTCTTTGGGAATTATACTGGCAAAATCCAGTAACAGGTGAAGATGAAGCGTTTATTGCGAAAGAAAAAGTCACAAATGGTAGAAAAATGAGAGGTACATATTGCCCCGAACATTTACATCTCTATCATTTGCTATGTAAGTGGGAAGCAGAAGAAGAGAAAATTCGTGAAGCAAACCCAAGAAGATTGCGTGACCATGTGAGAAAAGGAGTTAGTGTTGTTACTGTACCAGTATCGACTATCAAAAGAAAAGACCCCACTCCTAAATTCTTAGAAAAGTACGAAGGATTCTTTGCTGAACTAGAAAAAGACTCTAAGAGGACAAAAGGTATCAACATTCTGCATTATCAAAACCCTCAAAATGGAATGAATGATGTCACTATGATTGTTTTTGACCTTAGAATATTCCAGCAAGAACTAGCAATGATGAACCAACCGACCCCTGCATTTCAACAAATGATGAATGGGCAAGTTAATATCCAAGCCCCTGCTGAGGAAGTACCACTGATGGGTGAGTAACATGCTCGGACTCGGAAATAATAATCAACAACCAATGAATAACGGTATGCTTAATTTAGGTGTACAAACACAAACACAACCTGTACCGGGTCAATTCCCCGGTATGGTGCAACAACAACAGTTTGGACAACAAATGTATCAACAACCAGCACCTCCTAGTGAAATGGAAATGCAGATTCTTTTGTTGAGAGGTATAGTTCCTGTTGACAGGTTTATCGCAAGTAATCAAATGGCTACACTAGTACAACTAATCAACAATGTGGTTAGTCTAAGTGTTCTTGAGGTTATGAAGAACGCAGTATTCATTGAAGACGAAGAGGCTGGCGGATTAAAACTAGATATTACTAAACTACCAAGTCATCTTCAAACAATGAGTGCTGAGAACATCAAGGCTGAGTTTGCTACAATGCAAGGCACTGCACAAGGTAACATTCAACAGGCTGAGATGACACAGCAACAAATAGCGCAAATGGCTCAACAATCTGCAATGAGTGGTGCAATGCAACGCTTGATGCAAGATGAAAGTCTAATGGATAAGGCTGGTGAAACCGCTGGCAAGTTCATGGGCAACTTCTTAGGCACGAGATGATAATATGGATGAAAGGAGATACATGCCAAGTGGAGTGGCGGCTTCAACGCTAGATGTTTTGAACCCTACAAGAAGCGTTACTGTTGATATGATAATGGTACAGTTCTTGTCTGCCATACTTACAATTCTTGTAATCATATTATTCAAAGGTCAAACTTTAGGTTCTTCTACTGCATCTTACTTGATGCTCGCTATGATAGCATCAATTATTATGCTCTCAACAGTATATGCTAGAATAACCAAATAGTCACCATTTGTTTAACGGGCAATTAGAGTTGAACAGATTTGTTTTAGCATTAATAAAACATCCACATTCAAGACAACGGTTGTTTCTTCTACTTGGGCATGTTTGACAAATTCTGCGTCTTTCATCTTTGAGTATAGCGGGTGCAAATCGACCCTTAGCCGTGTCACTGATAGCCATTTTCAAACTATCAATTGATTCTTTTGTGAGAGGCACTTTTGCTATTCTCTTTCCCTTCCACATGATTTGCCCAGCACCTATTTAACCATAATCGTTTTGAATAACCATTGTTTAACCATGCTATGGGCGGAGAGCGTGTTGTAAAACGCTCATGTGCATTTTGCACACATGAAGACCGTGACAAACTTGAGGAACAACTGCTTCAAGGTTACATTTCTCCAAAGCAACTGGACAAAGATATGGGTTGGAGAACAAACACCACTGACCGTCATTTTCGCAATCACATGGGCGAGTATCACATGGCTTCAAACACAAGTTGTGCGCTTTGTACTACACCACTGAGAGCAGATTACGAGAGAATCTATTTTGAGGATGGAAGTAATATAGAAAGGATTGCCAGTGAATTAGAAATAAGTGAGGATAATGTATATCATCACATGAAGCACCACTTCCAACCGTTAGTGCAAAAGTCTGCGGCAGTGGAAGTAGCATTAGTCGCTGGGCAAGAAATAAACCTATTGAGGTCAAACGCTGAAAAATTAAACTACAAACTGAGCGAACTGCTTGACGAAGGCACTGTTCATGAAGATGGATTCGTAAGAGATGCTGTTGCCTTGCACAAGGAAGTTAGAGAAACTGTCAAAGACTTGCTACGCTTCCAAGACCAATGGGGTGCGAAGGCTGAGGGTCAACAAGTCAATCAAACCTTCAACATTCTACAAGTTGAACTGGGTAAAGAAAGCCCCGAAACTTGGTCTAGGATAAAGAATCAATTAATGGAAAATATGGGGGTTGAATAATGCCAATGATGGGAAGAGGTTCGGACACTCGTATGTACTCGCCCCGTAGCGAGTCCGACAAGATGTATTCATCGGCTAATGAAGACGAGAGTAAGTATAATCCTGCGTCACCCGAATACAATGAGGAAAAGCGTGAGGAAAAGAAACGCAAAGAAGAAGAGCGCAAGGAAAGCCGTTCCAAAATAAAACATATCAAAATTCGTGCATCACAAGGTCTTGGTGAAGAAACCAAAGAAGAAGGGCTTGATGATGGCAACAAGCGTGATGATGAGCGTGAAATGGCTCTTCAAGGTGGTCCTGCCGGAAGTAGAGGTACACTACTTGACCTCGCTACTGGGGCGAAGAGTGGAACTGGAAGTGCAATGAGTCCGGGTCTACCTATTGCTATGAGCGAACCAATGACTGACGCTTGGAGTGACTTGTTAAAGTCTAAGAAAATATCTCCGGGTATTGGCGCAGATGAGTCCGATGCTTTAGAAGAGAGAATGAGAAGGGCTGGCGAAAAAGTTGGAAGAGATTTCTCTCATTTAGGACAAAGGAGAGTAGAAACAGGTAGAAGTAAGCGTGGAGAAGTAAGTAGAAATTTTAAAACATCAACTGGTGGCACTGGTAAACTATACACAGGTCCAAGAAATAATCGTGCGTATAGAAGAGAACTGGCTGAAAAGCAAAAAGAGTTAGAGGAAGAAAGAAGAAAGACAGAAGATTTCATAAATCGAACCAAAATACACCCCGGAGAGGAAAATTTTAGACCGGATAAAATGATTAACACTGATTCTATATCTAATTTACACGAATCGGGTTTAATTGAACCGCAAGATGTAGCAAGAGATACTGATAGAGGTGGCTATGCAAGAATAGAAATGGATGGCGACAAACCTGTTTCTACTGGTGTTGCACCATCGGAATTTAACGACCTTAGAGGTGCGATGTCTATTGAAGAGGCTTTTGATAGAGCCGAAAGAGGTATACCAGTTATTGAAGTAAATCCCGAACACCCTGATATGGCAGATGTAGGGGATATAGAATCCGATATGACTGGTACATACATACCCGAATCGCCTAAGATGCAATTTGGTTTTCGTGAAAATCCTTACTTGAGAAATACTAAAACTGGTAATTTTGCTAGAGTAGATGCAACGCCTTCATTCCGTGGTATTCCGTTCAATGAAAATACATATTTCACAGCGAGTGAGCCAATGGATAATGCATGGAGTAGTTTGTTAAAGAGAGAAACACCAAAGACAATTGCATCTCGAAGAAGAAGAGAAGCAAGACAACAATTCCGACCAAGCACAGGACAATTCAAGACACCTCCGGGCGGTATGACACCGGAGGGTTCCACAATGCGAAGATTCAAAGCCCGTATGCGTGGTATCAAGGGTGGAAAGAAAACAGGTTTGATGAAACCTCACCTTTCTGTCGAGATGTCACACAGGGGTATTCAAACGAAGCAACCGTTGAGTAAAGACCCACAAAAGTACACACAATACAAAGGACAATCCGAGGCAAGAAAGATTCTCGGTGGTGCAAGAACTGTATATTCTCCACATGCAAGATACGGTGCTAGGTCGAACATAGCAGGACCAACTGGTGCTGGAAGATTAAGCGGTGTCTTACCTTCTCAAAGAGGACAAATGACAAGACCTTCTCTAAGACAAATGGGTATAAGAAGACCAAGAATGCCTAGAGTAATGAGGCCACCAATGCCTCCACAACCAATGATGCCACAAATGCAATCATCTGTACCAAGTATGCCAGCACCTATCATGGCGAGCGAAGAAAGAGCGCACAGTGAACTTCTAAAGGCAAACTTCGCAAGAAGAATGGAGTTGCTTGAATTGATGAGAAGGCTCATTCGTGCAAAAGAAAAGGAAGCAAAAATCAAGAAGAACATCAAAGGAACTGATGAAGCACTAGTACCCGGACACCCTGTTGGAGTAAGGGCAACTGATGATGAAGACCCCGATGGACCTACTGAAAACACAGAAACAGATGCAAAGTTGTTCGGTCTTGACCCTGCTCATATTGTATCACGCAGGGGGCATATGGGATGAAGGTAAGAGTCATCAAGGCGGAAGGTGTACTCGCTTACCTACAAGATGGTCCTGTTTATCTTAGAAATCCACCAGTTAATGCACTAAGAGCAGAAGGACAGCCGGATGTACCACCATTTGCTCACGATGGACAAGGTAATGTCTTAGACGGTGAATACAAAGTAGGACCTCATGGAGAGCAAGTGTTTGATGCCGGGTTCGCTCATCACAGACACGGTATAGATTCGGTGGCTCACCATCTTGGAGAATTTTTGAAAAATAGAGGTTCAAGGGTCAATCCAGTTGATGTAATTAATCATGCTATTGAAGAGTTCAATGATAATCACACAGATGGCGATACACATGCATTAGATAATTTTGATTCTCCACAGTGGAGAAAAACGAATGCGAATGTTTTGCCGGGCGGTGATTCTGCATATAATAAAGAAACTAACGCATTTACCCACACAAGACCTACAAGAACAAACGCTGGTAAAAAGATTACTAACTATACAAATAAAAATTATCAAACTAATCAATTCGGTAGATTCGTAGAATCATATGCTATTCCTTTCCATGCTGAATTATTGAGAGCGTTAGTAGATATGGGATTCTCAAGAAACGAACTAATGCAAAGTAATCTAAACTTCTTGAAATATCCTTATCTTCCAGTAGAAAAAACTGTTCACTCCCTTGACCCCGATAACGAGATTGGTAAAGTTATAAGATTACACAAACCTATTGGTGACTCCACAGTAACAGATGAGGCTAGAAGACAATCTCCTACTGATTACTTTGGTGATACTACACCAGTATTCACATACAATACTCTTCATCATTTACCCGACATATTCTTCCATCCCGATTTGAAAGAGTCACTAGGTAAAAAGGGTAAAGTACACTCTTGGGACCACAAAGGAGGACTGTACGCACAGGCTGAATCAATTATTAATCAAGCATTAGAAAGAGGTGTAGAACACATACCTAATGTTGAAGTTACAATCAATGAAGGCACAATGGGCAATCCACAAATGATTACTAGACCACTTAGAGAAATACTAACTACACCGGATTTGAAGCGAAGTCTTATCCAAGACATGTCGCATGTACCTGCTATGATGTATCTTTTTGGTAGGAGTAATCAAGGTAATTTCAAGAAACTAGAAAACTACATGACGCAGAAATTTGGTGGTGAAGAAGACGGTTTATCCTACGAACACCATCTAGGTTATTTCAAAGCCGGTGAAAAGGGTGGAAAGGGTATGCACTCTTCCGCAAGAAGAATCATGGCATTGGCTAGAAAGTCCGGTGTCGGAGAGGCTGAGGACAGGAGTAAATTTGGTGAACACACAATTACGCCCGATGAACTTCGTGCGGCTGATATGTATTCTAATGAAAATCTAATGGGTCAAGTTGATAGATTCCGAAATGTATTGGAAGCACTAGCAGACCACCAATCTAATGCAAGAGGATTAGAACCTAGAATGGTATTAGGAGATATTCCTACATCGCCTCTAATTGCTCCGAATGTTGGTAATTTTCCGGCAGTTAACCCCGAAACAGGGCAATTAGAAACAGGACTTGAACCACATATGGAAGAGTTCCTACATCACCCGCATGAATATGCGCCTACATCAGCATACGACCCTAGTATGTCTGCTCCACAACAGAATGTCCTAGCAGGTCAGTTGCCTCCAATTGTCGGTTCTCCAACCTCCGGCGAGTCACTTCCTCAACCTCCTGTTAGGACACCTCAACCTCCTATGGGTGCTATGCCAACATCGTACCCACACACAGCAAGACAACAGTTCCAGCAACTAAGACCACAGTTTGCTGGTCTTGACCCAAGACAGTTTAGACAAGTATTGGATATTGCTGGTTCAAGAAGAGCAGGTGCGCCTATAACTGATGACCCACTCTCTCCTGTTGAGATGAGAGCGCAACAAGCATTGGCTGACCCAGCGCAAACATTACTTCCATTCTTTAACAAGAGCAATCCAATCGGCGGTGCTTTTGACCTACTGAAAAGGAGGGGCATATTATGAGTAAAATTTTAGTCAAGTCTAATGGCTTTGGTGGAGTATCATACATGATTGACCCCCGACAAAGGGGCGGTCCAACATTTATGGACTTAGGAAGAAGAGTCCTCGATACTAATTTAGGCGGTGGACAAAGACTGGGTGCTTTGGCTGGTCTTGCAGGTAAGATAGGGGCTGGTGCAGTAGCCGCTAATCAAGCCGCTTATGGATTACAAGCAGGTAACTTATCTGCACCGTTTGGTGCAATGGACCAATATGCGGCTCTTGACCCTACAAGGGGAATGAAACTAACTGATGCTGAAAACGAGCGTAGAATGCGAGAACAAGCGGTAGAACAAGTCGCACAGGAAAGAATGCAAGAACAAGCAAGAAGAGATGCTGAGATAGCGGCACAACCACAGGCTCAACCAGCGGAACAAATAGACCTACCAGTATACGCTCGTGGAACAGGGCAAATGCGATTACCAACAAGAGGTAATGTCATGACACCTGTACCTACAACTGCTACACAAGCACCAGTGCCGGACCCTTCTATGCCTCCTGCGGAAGCAGTTACTCCACAGGTGCAAAATTTAGGTACGACTATGGGCAATACTGTACAACAACCGTTACCAATTAATTCTACACAGAATACTGCTGGTGTAATACAAGAAAGTGTACATCCCGAACATCACGATAATATTATAGAAGAGGCTGACAGAATAAAGCGTTTAGGCCAAGTTACTGGTGAAGCACAAAAATCGTATGTAGATATGGTATACGATGAGATGGGTGATATTTTCTACAAGCAATCCGCTGAGGATGTAGCGAATGCGATTACATTTACATTCCTAAAACATAGAAGGTGAACTTATGACAGACATGAATGAGTTCATCATGGACATGGATAGAAAAATGTCCTCGAAGTCATTCAAGTATTTTTTTAATGATATTTTAAAATTCGATTATTCTTATCATCACCAGTGCTGGGATGAGGGGCTGGCTGAGAACAGATACTATTGTGTTAAGGCGAGTCGTGACCACGGCAAGTCTGTATTCTTCATGTCTTATGCTCTTTGGATAGCGGCTTTTCAGCCGGGTACTCACATCATGATTTTCTCTCACTCTCTTGAGCAGACGCTTGAACACATGAGATTCATCCGTAACAACATAGAGGGTACACCTTGTTTGAGGTATTTGATACCGGAAGGTAGACCGTGGAGAAAGACATATTTCGAGTTCAGCAACGGAAGCCGTATTATGGCAAAGTCCGTTGGTGGTGGTACTCGTGGATTCCACCCGAATGTTGTTCTGTGTGACGATATTTTGTGGGGTACTACTGGTACTGAACTACAAAGAGCCGCAGACTGGTTCTACGGTGTATTGCTTCCTGTACTGCACCACACAGGTAGACTGATGATGGTCGGTACACCTTTCAGTTACAATGACCTGTACGCTGAATTAGAGCAGACTGAGACATTCACAGTAGAAACTTACCCCGCAATTAACGCAAACGGTGAAGCATTATGGCCGGAGAGATGGAATCTTGAGGCACTAGATGAAAGGCGTTTGACTATGCCGGCTATACAATTCTCTCGTGAGTATCTATGCGAGCCTATTCACGATGTAGCAAGTATGTTCCCTAATGAACTACTAGAGAAAGCGAGAAACACTGACTTGGTTTTACTTGACAAAGCCGAGGTAGAATACAATGCTGATGGTGAAGTAGCCGGTGTATTCGGTCAACACTTCATCGGATGGGATACTGCGATAGCCTCCGACAAAAACGCAGACTTTACGGCCATGACTGTGATGAGGATACCTCCGGGTGAAGGTATTAAACAGATAGTGGGAATCGTACACGAGAAGGGGATGGGAAGCCTTGCTCAAAAGAAACAGATACTAATGCTGAACAATCGCTTCCAGCCGGATTTGATTGAACTTGAAGGTAACAACTTCCAGCGTATGTTTGAAGCAGAATTGGTAGAGATGAGAAACGACATACCAATTAAGACCTTCATGACAACTCGTACTCGTAAAGAGAGCCTGTTTATGTCACTGCTGATGGCATTTGAACAAGGACAAATACAAACTCCATATGGTGACAAGCGAAGCAAAGAGTTCACACACAAGTTAGAAACTGAACTGAACAGATTCGGTATGCAGAAAAACGGCAGACTAGAATCCGTAGGTACGCACGATGACTTGGCGATGAGTCTTGCTTTGGCTAATTGGGCTACTAAAGAATTCAAGGGTAGCGTAGTTCTGCTAGATGATGTGCTACCCGGCTTTGATGACTGGATGCGTGGAAAACCACACAGGAGCGAAGCAAGCCTAGCAGATGGTTGGATGATACCATGATTTATCCGTTTGAAGAGTGGGGATTTTAATGATAAAAAGTTGTGAATGCGGTCATTGCATAGGAATGTCGAGCGCATGGGATTCTTTAGAGAAGAAACTATGCCCGGAAGGAAAAGCGGCGGCAAAGCGTAAATTCAAGGTATATCCATCAGCATATGCTAATGGATGGGCGGTACAATATTGCCGAGGTAAGTTTAGGAAGAAGGGGAAGAAGAAATGATAGATTTTGAATATGTCATGGCTTTTCTAAAAGCAAAGCGTGACGCTCCTAATTATCGTGAGGCTTCCGAGGAAGAGATGAAACTCAAGAAAAACTGTGGTACATGTAAGGCATGGGATAGTTCTGCAACGGATGACCCTAAGACTGGTTACTGCAAGTGGTACGACTTCAATTGTATGGCTGACCATATTTGTGATGCGTGGGTGAGAAAGGAATGACTGAAAGATGCACCTGCCATGACACTCTTGTAATCAAGAACCTAAACCGCTGGTTCAAAGAGAAGTGGGTAGATGTATCTCGCAAGGACAAAGACGGTAAACATCCTCCTTGTGGTAGAAGTAAAGCCAAGACTTCCTCGAAGGGTTATCCAAAGTGCAGACCAAGTGTAAAAGTAAGTTCCAAAACACCTAAGACTAGTGGCTCTATGAGCGAAGGTCAAAAGCGAGCCGCTACAAAGCGTAAGCGAGCAAAGAAACAAGGTGTCGGTGGTAAACCAACGGTGGTGAAAAGTATGAAGAATGATAAGAAAGGTAAGAAGGGAATGGTAATGGTTATCGCTGTTACTGCTAAACCAAAGAAAGACAAGAAAGTGGCTGTAAAAGGGAAGAAAGATTAAATCATAGGTCATTTGAGTGGTCATTATGTGGGGTAGTATGTTAATCGGTGATGATTACGATACTCCGCTTATTTTTGATGACGAATACTCGGATTTTGTGATTAAAAATCTTAGTCAGCATCCAAACTTCGACCATACTAGTGTACCAATTCTCAAGACTGATTTTGTTACAGTAGATGAGATTACTAGTCCAGCGAGCCTCAATGGAGATGGCTTGTTTGAAACAAAGTATGGAAAGAACGCAAACACAATCATACGCATGTTTCGTAAGATGAGAAGGCACGATAAAATGAACAAAGCAGAATATGATGCAATAATAGAAGACATTAGAAGCATCAAGGCAATGGAAATAGATAGTACAATTAAATCTCTATCGTGGTCTAATGGAATAGAACATGTAATTCGTGGAATAGGTATTGACGATAAGGCATTGAAATCACTACGCAAGTTCGGTGAATCTCGTAGTACTAGTTTACAAAAAGCATGTCAACAGTTTCTCAAGGCAATCACAGTTTTACAAATGCTCAATGAAAAGTCGGATTGGTCTACGGATGACCAGTTAGAGTGGGTAGAGGCTAATCAAATGAAGAAAGATGCACAAAAAATGTGGAGAAACACACTTTCGCAGATTGATACTTTGAACAAACATCAGCAAGATTCGCTATACTTCATATCCGATTTATTAGAAAAAGAAGGAGAGATGCAATCTCGTGAGATTCTTAGTAGAGGTAGTGGAGTGTTCAATAAATTCATGACAACACAAAAAATATCTGCCCTTCTCAAAATGTATGGAGAAGAAGTTGATGTATACAAAACTGGTAATAGATTTGTAAAAATGGGTTCCAGTGGTTTGATTATTAAAGACCCAATGGCGTATGCCGCTGGTTTCATAGATGCTGACGGTAGTATTTTTATCAGCGAAAGAGGCGACCCTAGAGTTACTATTGTAGCCAGTGGAGAGAATGGTAAAAGACACTGTGAAGATTTACAAAAGATGCTTGGATGTGGTAGAATAGTTAGCGACCAAAAACTTGCTAAGAATACTGTCAAGCCAGTTCACAGACTTATTTTCTCATCAAAAGATTCTATTCGAGAGTTACTAAAAGGAGTTACACCGTTCCTTAGATTAAAGTCTCTACAAGCAAAGGCTATGTTGTCTTATATTGAAGAAAAAGATTCAATGCGTAAGACCGAGTTGTATCAGTTAGTAACATACAACAATTGGAAAGAACATAAAAGTAAAGCCGACTCCCTACTTAATAAGTGGGGAGTTAATGCAGACACGATAGGTGGATACGCTGAGGGATTGTGATGGCAGAAGAAAGTAGAATTAACCGTTTTTTGTCTACCTTAAGTAGACCGTTTAGGAGAAAAGATACTCCTACACCAACCATGCCGTTGTGGACTAGTGGTATTCAAGAACCAGTAATGGCTCAAGGTATCACCATCCCTGCTCTTTTTGCGGTCAGTAATGAGTCTTTGATTTTGAGAACTATTCTTGCTAAACTAAGACAAGAAATGTTTCGTAGAGGATACCACTGGGAAAAGAAATTCGCAGTAAAGTGTACACAGTGCGATGAAGAATATCAAAGCGAAGTAGACGAATGTAAAGAATGTGGAGGTCCAGTGAGAAAGCCCGACATTGATGAACTTACATATCCTAAGTGGTTATTGAAACAAGAAAACAGCATGGAACAGTCTTTCATCAGTGTGCTAAATGAGATTGAATCCGATTTGAATATTGTAGACGATGCATTTTTGATTCTAGTAAAAGAGTATTTTATTGACCCCGAAACCAAAGAAGTTGCTTTCTTTAGAGTCAAAGAAATTATGAGAGGCGACCCAATATTCATGCGTATCATCGCTGACAAGCGTGGTGTAAGAGGTGGAAGGTATCGTACATGTTTGATACACCGTGACCAAGTGAAGACACACGCAGAAGACAAGACTTGTGAAATATGTGGTGCTGAATTACACGATGTACACTATGCTAACATGGCCGGTAGTGGTAAGACACAATATTTCGTAGAGGGTGAAGTCATACATGTCAGTAAATACAAACCGTCTAAGTTGTACGGTAGAAGCCCAGTCAATACGATGTGGAGACAAGCCATGACTCTAACTGCGATGGATAATTACATTTACACCGCATATCAAAAGAGAAGAATGCCGAAAGGTATTGTTTCAGTAACTACCGATAACCTAGAATCAATGAAATCATTTTGGAAGGCAGTTGACGAAAAGATGGAGCGTGACCCTCACTATGTTCCAAAGGTTGGTATTGAATCCAGTACTGGTCGTGGTGGCGTTAATTGGGTCAAGTTCATGGATACGCTTGAAGAAATGCAGTATATTGCTGTAAGAGATGAAATACGAAACCGTATGGCGGCATTCTATGGTGTATCTAGTATCTTTATGGTAGACAATGGTAAATCCGGCGGATTGAACAATGAGGGTCTGCAAATACTTGTTACCAACAGGGCAGTAGAATTCGGTCAAAAAGTCTACACTCAAGTTCTATTCCCAAGACTTCTAAGGCAGATGAATGTTGAGGATTGGAAATTGACTCTATATCCAAACGAGGAAGAAGATGAAATTACAAGACTAAGGCGTGATGAACAAGAATTGAATGTAGCACAGCGTATGGCACAATTAGGATTCCAACCGGAGTTAGTAGAGGACACCGCTGATAGAGACATTAGATTCGTTTACAGGAAGCCCGAACCACAAGCACAACAAGCCGCACCTCCGGGTGGCGCACCTCCACCGGGTATGCCTCCGGGTATGCCTCCGGGTATGATGCCTCCAATGCAAGGGGCTGGTCCACAGATGCCTCCACAGATGATGCAACAAATCATGCCTCCACCACAACCGGGAGGTCAAGGCATGGGAATACGAAATAGAGGTCCTGCCGCACCACAAAGAAGAGCATCACCCGGTAGCGGTGCGCCTGTGACTAGTGTACAACAAAGAGGTCCACAGCCATCCATTCAAGAAAGAAATTTAGAAAATATTATGCAATCGAGAAATATTAGAGGCGCATAAATGTTATTAAATGGATACGGTATGAGATAAGCAGTAGGGATAGATATGGACTTACTAAAAATGCACCCAATGGCAAGAAAAATGGAACTAGCACAGAAGGCTTTCCTTACTGCACTAGAAGACGGCGATGCACAAATGGCAAAGCAACAATTGACAGAAGTACAGAAACTCAGCGACTTTTTGGCTGGTGACTTGGAAAACGAAATCGCAAAGAGCGATGTAGTTACCCCAGTTGGACCAAGAGACATATTCGCTGGTGGTGTACCAGTCATGAAGTTTGAAGAACCTTCCAATGTGCAGATTGAATCCGGTAACAGACTTGGATTCATGTCTTCTAACAGATTAGCAAAGAACTACAAGAGAAGTGCTGGTTCATACGGTAGAAGAGTTTGAGGTGGACTACATGAGTGAAGAACCTAATGCGGCAGATTTAGTCGGCGTTCTTATCACAAAAATGGAGTCTATGGATAACACACTTAACATTCTAAAAGCAGAAAATGAAGCATTGAAACAAATGATAAACAACCCAAAATCTCTCATTAAGAAAATGGGTCTTGTTCCTGTTTCTACTCCACTCACTGCTGATTTGACAGTAGACCCATTTAGAGGTGATGTAGGGCTTGATGATACTATCCTAAAGTCAAGAAATGATTTCTCATCTTTATCTAATGAGCAAGTCCACAGTATGTCATGGGAAGATATTCATGAAATGGCTATAACAGCCAAAGAACAAGAAACAGGGGTGAAGCAATGAAACCTAGATTTGAAGAAGCAACTTATTTGAAAAAGGCTCGTGAACTAGCACTAAGAATAGACGAATTGGAAAAAGCCAAGAAGAACTGCCCCGAATGTGAGGGTAAAGGCGATGATTGTAAGTGTGATGAAAAATGCCCTTCCTGTGGTGATAAAATGGACAAGGGCGGCTGTATGAAGATGGGATGCGGAGGCAAAATGGAAAAAGCCGAGCCGGGATACAAGGCTGAGAAAATAACTAATGTTAATCCTGCTTTCATGGCTGAATCCGGTGGACAAACCAAGACTGGTTATTTTACCACAAATGGAAAGACTATCGAAACAGAAGATGCTAAGAAAACAAAGAAGGGCAAGGAAAGTGCTAACATGGAGGCTCTTGCATCTGCACAAAACCCACATGAGGGTGGCGGTGTAGAAAGAGAGATTGCGGCTGGTGGAAAAGAGTTGAAGAAGTTTAGACCACCTACTATTTGTGAATGTGGTGCTACGCCTAGTACCGGATGTATGAGAGCCGAAACTCTTGGCACAAACATCAAGGCTTGCCCCCAGTTTAGACCGCTTCAATGAAGGCGGTGATGTGTCTGTCACAAGAACACTTAATTCATTGCACCAATGAACTACTCAAGTCATTGACAGACGGTTTTGAACTAAGAACATCAGCGGCAGAATACATTCTCGCATTTGAGAATATGAAAAAATCGCCTACCGATGGATTTTATTTAACGCTAAAAAGACAGGCAGATAGCATCATCAAAGAAGAGGATGATGAGACATTCGTTGACATGGATTATGACAAAACTGAGGGTGAAGGCTTACTCCTAGCCACACATCATACTCACGGTGAACCTACTAACCATGTATGGAAAGATGGTTTAGCATCACCCGATGACCCTAAACATAGGATGTCTACATGGCCTTCTTATTTTCCTAAATCCATGCAACACTCTCACCAAACACAACATTTTCCCTTCCATGAAGCGAATCACCCATTATTGAGAACACATGCCGTAACTGGTATGCCTCACTTTGTAGAGATGTTACGAAGTCATTCTCTTGGTGGTAAAATAAAAGAAGAAAAAGAAATGGAGAAGGATTTCTTTTCCCATCTTCCACACGACCATCCTATCAAAGCAGGTTATACCGCTGGTTTCTTTGATAAAAAGAATATACCATTGATGGGTAATATACACATAAACGGTAGCACAGTGACTCATCAAGATGACATGTACGAGAGAGATTATGCTAGATGGCTAAAAGAAAATTCTTTCCAAGAAGAAGATTTAGTGAAGGAAGGATACAAACCTGACGACATTGAGAAAATTATGCGTGAAAGGCATTTTGATGATAGAGCAAAAGACTGGATTTCGGAAGATATAGACCCTTACAGCGGTCTTCCTACTGCTCTTGGACACATGGGGTACATGTTAGGTTTAGAATGGTTAAACCCCGAAGAAAGAAATGCCGTTTTAGAACATCTTGATGATGTAGGTGTGGATAAATACAAGAGAATTAAATTACCTAATGGTGAATCAATTCCAACGACTAGACTCACCTACAATGCATTAATGCGTATGACACCCGAAATGAATTGGGCTATTAGACCAAATACTCACAAGGGTAGAAATGCACACATGTATCAAGAAAATAACGAAACAGATTACAATCAAGGAGAAGGTATCTTCCTAAGACAATCTTTGGGTACGCTATCACATGTACCGCTTGTACATATGGGCGGTGCGAGCATGTCCGAGATTGTTCTTGACAAGTTGCATGAGATGTACGAAGTAGATGGTAGAAAAACACTTACACATATGCCTAAATTGGATTTACATAAGAATAAACCAATGGCAGAACTAGAGTGGGAAGAACTACAAGATGCTACTGCAAGACATTTCAAAAAGAACACGCCAAGAAGTCAACAGAAAATAAGAATGTCATTTGAAGACTTACTACACTTAGGAGGATATGACCCTAACACTAGAGAATTAATGCAAGACCATCCTTTGTACGGTAATTTAGAAGAACCTGTTATTCCATTAGAAGACTTAGATACTATCTACCAAATGGCAAAAGATGGCGGTTCTTTGAAGTCTAAAATAAAAGATGTGAGAAAACATAGAGGATTTTTCACATCTGTATATGGACCACATCCCGATGAAGAAAAAGCACCCTATTGGAGAGAAGATGAATACGGTGATTTTACTTTTGGACCGGGCGCATTTTGGTCTTCACCTTTCCAAGTCAAGGGAGGTGCGGGAATTTCACTACCTACATACCTTGAATCAGTACATGCTAATACTCAAGATGAAAATGGTGACTCGTTTTTGTTCGATATTAGAGGTGAAAGTGAAAATTATATTCAACCTAGAGAGAATATGACATCGTTAATCAATCACTTTATGCCTGAGCGAACTTCACCCATAGGTAAATATGAACTAATATCTACGCCCACTAAGGCTGGTATGTCTAAAATAGTAGGAGGTAAGTTCAAATATAACTACAATCAAGATTTGCTACAAAATATGTTATCACCTTTCAATACTTCTAGGGTTGTTGGTACAAGAGAAGGTATTACTGACAAGAACAATTACACTGAACATAAGTCTAGTCTTTCACCTCAGTATGAATATGCACTTAGAAACATGAATTCTATGCAAAGAAAAGAACTGGGTAATCATAGAGAGCCTTCTAAGTTCCCAGTTTCTATTATACCTACTATGGTAGCAAAACCTGAGATGATGTATGGTGCTTCTACGAGCGATAGTAGATTACTTGAAAATGCACAGTTATCACACTTCATAGAAACTTTAGGAGGGCAAATGAAGCACCCTCACACACCTGCTGAAAAATCAATAATGTCTTACAAAGATTTGATGAGAGGCGATGAGGCTGTATCGGGCGGTATCACTAGAGATGATTTTACTGATTATATGGGATGGGGAGTTAAACTACCCAGTTTCCAAAATCTAAAGAATCAGTTCATGAATGACAAGACATTGAATTCAGCACTTAGGATAATTAATGCAATTGCTAAAATAGAGAATACGAATAATCCTAGTAAAATTTTGAATTTCTTAGAAGATGATGACAAGTTGTTAGAATTGAAAAATTCTTTAGGATATTCTGTAAGTGATAAGTTACCTATTGACTCGGTTTATTCTGCAATTGATGGACTTGCTAACACTATGAAAGAAAGAGGCGATGCGAAAAATCCTACTAGACTTGATTCTATATCACACATGCTAGGATTCGGTGGGGCTTTACCTATGTTTGAGCAAGAGACTCAACTCAATGATGAGATTGAAAAAATCAATAAACAATTAGCAGGTGCAGAAGACCCAACTACTGTTGAGATGCTGAGAGAACAATTAGCAGAAAAGTCACAACAACTACAACAAATTCAACAGCAAAGCATGACGAAAGTAATGGGTAAACCTTCAAGTCATTGGGAAATAAATGCAAAATATCTCAATGATATTGCGTCTAGTCACAGAAAATTAGTAGCCGAGGTTGCTCGTGATAAAATAGTACCAGCAATGTTAGAGGCTGACCCTAATGCTTTCGATACCAGTAATCCTGCTACATTTATTGCCAACAATGCAAGAGCGTTTAGAGATGCTCAAAGATATATCTCGTCTGTACCTCATAGGGTACACGGTTTAACAGTCAAGAATTATGGTATTGGTACACAGATTAGAGAGAATAAAGGCAAGTCCTCATTCCACACAAATCTTGCACAGCATCTAAACAAAGATGGTACTGTGATAGATGGTAACATGAGCGTATCTCAAGTTCTTGATACGCTAGGTATCAAACCTTCTACTAAAGCGAATGAACACGCTAGAGAATTAATCAATGAAAGTAATAAATTCAATACACCACTGATGGTTTCTACAATTGGTAATCTACTCAAGAACGGTGCATTCAAAGACATAAAAGGTGCAAGTACTGAACATCTTTTACAAAATGAAGAGTTACAAGTCCGAGAACTTGGAGATTTAAATAACGATGAATTATTTAATAGATTACTTCACGAAGAAGATTATCACAGTGCGATGGATGCTCTACAACCTAAACTGAGTGAAGGAGATTGGAAGAAGCATTACTCTCATCAGTTACCTAGTAGATTGAATTTATTGTTGAATCAACAACAGTTTGGACACGATATGTTAGCCGCTGGTGTAGGTGCGATTAGAAATGATATTCACGGTATGAGAGATTTCAAACAGAAGGGTAAAGGTAAGACATCTGCACAGACTAAGAATCATTTAGACACGATAGTTCACTTCAATCCAACCGTTTTAGATGATGAAGAAGGTATTTTCACACCCGAAAGAAGTGTTGTGCAAACTGCTGGTTTAATAGATAATCTTCCAGTAGGTGCGCCTAACCCTGCTCATGGTTCTTTGATGGACACATTTGACGCTGGTGGGCATCACAAAGCATACGAATTGAGTCCTACTGTCGGATGTGAGTTCACTGCTGATGGACAGATTATCGCTGGTACAAATGTAGGCGATGGTCTATATCACAGTGTACCTCATGAGTTAACCGATATGGTACACGGACAAGATGTAAGACAACAAGTATGGAGTAATGCACCTCCACCTGCTTATCTGTACAATGCACATCAAAGCATGAACTATGAAAATTATTCAATGATGAGCGATAATCCTTCTTCTATCGCTATGAGTGAAATGACAGAATTGATTACATCACTCCTTGACCCCGATATTCTACTAACAAAATCCGATGAGGCTTCATGGACACCACCTGTAAGACCAATGCACAGAATCTTTGACATGAATGACTTAGAACATTTGAGAGGATTCAGTGGCTCTTGGGTAGTTAGTAAATGGTATGATGGAAAAAGAATTGTACTTGTAAAGAACGGTGAAGAGATTACTGCTTACGATGAAAACGGTAAAAAGAAAGGCTTGAAGAAAGCAACTAAAGAAGCCGTAGAAAAACTAAATGACAAAAACTACACATTAGATGCTATACTTGGTGAAGAAGAATTGAATATTATAGACATCATCAATTATGATGATAACAATATATCCGACATGCACATGCATGAAAGAATGAAGATTTTACGCTCACAATTTGATAGTCAAGAGAATGTGATTGTACCGGGTCCACACGATACTAGAATGACAGACAATGAGGGATTAGAAGATGCCATCAAATCTCTAAAAGAAGACCACGACAACATCCTACTAAGAGATAACAAGTCTACATACATGAAGGGCGAGCGAAGACATCCTAAGTGGGTGCTACTAAGAGAGGCTAGAGATTTCAACTTCATTGTACTAGATAGGAGAGGGAAAGGACCTTACACATACCAACTAGGCGCAGGACCATTGTTAGATGACAGTGGATTAGGTAATCGTGTAATCGAAATCAAGGGTAGTCACTACATGGATGTAGGAACTGCACACAACCAACAAAGAGCATTCAAGATAGGTGACATTGTTAGAGCATCTATTACTGGTGTAACTAAGAAGAACAGAAAGGAAAGACCTGTTTACAATGTACAATTCAAAGAGATAGAAGGCGAAGGAGAAGGAGAAGGTGCGGCAAGCACAGAATCTCTTGACTTACTCACTAAGTCCTTTGCACCTGTATTGCTACCACATGACATAGAAGTAAACGATTCTCATATTCAAATAATCATGAAAGATTTAGATGTAGTCAGTTATGAGTATGAGAAGTTCAATGATTGCTGGATGATACATTCTCCTACAAGTGCTGTTGGTTCTTTAAAGAAAGCAGACTATCCTGTGATATTGGCTGAGAGCCTTCAACCATACTGGTCGCCGCTTGCGCCATTAATGATAGAGGGATATTTGCAGAAGGCTGAGATGGATATGCCAAAGAAACCGACAGAAGAGCAAATGGAAGAGGGTAGTGCTGGTATCATAGAAGAAGATGATGAGAATAGGCTACTCAAACCAAACATGAAGAAGAAAGCATTGGAGTTGATGATTCGCACACTGGATACCATATCCAAAGAAAGAATGACATGGACTGGTCCAAAAGGCTTAGGTATAGACATGGTAACACCCGATGAATCGCCTCGTGGACCTACAAAGTTGAGAGATGATGCCACCTTACCGGACTTTGATGGTGAAAGGGAAGAATCGGATGATGAAGAAAAAAATAACCGTAAAGAAAGATTAAATCACCTAAAAATAAGTGATAGAGAGGGTGGAGAGGTAAATTTGGACTACGAAAACGACCAACCTATTTTATCGTGAATTAACTACCTCTTTAATATACCATGAGTAATCTAGCACAGGTTAATGCTAACACTAAGAAACCCCGAATCCGGTATTGCTCTCGTTAAGAGCAGTACAGATTTGGTTGTTGCTGGCTATGCGTCAGTAGAGTTAGTAGACAAGCAAGGCGACTTGATTACTCGTGGTGCTTTGAAAGATGCCTTTGATGGCTTCATGAAGAGCGAGAAGTATAGAAATGTTCAACTTGCACACTCAAACATACAAGTTGGAGAAGTAATTGATAGTTACATAGACTCCAACGGAAGAATGTGGAAATCCGAATGTGATGACGCAGGTATGTTTGTCGTAGTTAAACTCCGCAACGATATTGAGAAGGCTCGTGAAGTAGCCGCCGAAATCCGTAAGGGCAACCTTCGTGGATTCTCTATTGGAGGTCAAGCCTTCAAGAGAGTTCGCAAGTCCGATATGGAAAAAGGCGACTACCAAGAGATTTCAAAAATGGAGTTGCATGAGATAACTATATGCGAAAAGGGTATCAACCCGGAAGCACAGTTTACCATCTTAAAGGAGGATAATACCATGACAGAAACAACAGAAATTGGTGATTTGATGAACAGGCTAGAAGCCCGACTTGACGCTATGGAGAAAGGCGAACTTCCTCCTGCTCTCCGTGAACATATGGAAGGCAAAAAAGAGTCTAAGGCTGACAAGACCGAAGAACCTAAAGAAGAAAAAGAAGAAGAAGAGAGTGACGAAAAGATGTACGCAAAAGGTGAAGAATACAGCGATGTCATTTCCTCCGAGTACCTAAACTGGATGGAAGACACACTAAAATCTGCTGGCGTAGATGTTGCTGGCGTAAGAACACACTTCGACAACTTAGAGAAGGCTCAACTTGGTGGCTTCGACAACCCGGATGCGGTTGACGGTGCTGACTACTTTGCTGGACAAGTTAGAGGAAGAGGACAAGACAAAGGTTCTCCTTCCACTGGTGCAATCTCCGCAATCTCCGCTAGTGGTGGAAAAACACCTGCTGGTGCAATGGGTCCTGCGGAAGTATCCAAAGGATACCTAAACAGTGAAAATGTCAGTGATGCTGACATCGAAGCGGCTTACGAAGTTTACAAGCAAGCGGCAAAAGAACAACACTTCCGCAATGACTTGGAAAAATCATTTGCTAACAGATTCAACAATGAACTAGAGGTCGCAAAGGCTGAGGCTGAGAAATCTGCTTTCGATGCTCGTGCGCCACTAGCAGACATCGTAAAGTCAATCGAGGCTTTGTCCGAGAGAATTGACAACATGGGTGCAGTAAGCGGTACACCAATCGCTAAATCTGCATCTGCTTCAAACATTGAGATTCCTTCTACACAGGATATGGCAAATATGGGCTGGGATGAAGTTCACGCCCTTGCTAACAGAACATTAAGAGGGGAGTGAATAATATGGCAAGAGATTACATAAGAAACATCAAAGACATGGAGAGATACTACTACGGTGCTGGAAACGCAATGGGCTACTCATACAGTGGTAGCGAATTGCTGAAAGCAGATGCACCTATGCTATCTACAACAGCAGGAACATACCAAGCAATCTACGGTAGAAAAGTTTGGTCACAACTAAACCAAGAATTCAACGCTTTCTCTATCCTACCTAAGAGGCCATGGGAAAGAAGTGGATGGAGAGTAGTTACAGCAAAGCCTTCCTTCTCAGTTGGAGGCGGTGTTGCTGAGAACGCTACACTACCTGAGACAACCAAGCCTACCTTCCAACACATTGCGGCAAAGCCTAAGACAGTTGTTCACACATTCGACATGTCCGAGACAGCAATGTTCCTATCCGACAAAGATGACGGACTAGGCGACATTAGAGCAGTTCTAAAGGAAGAGATGGGTAAGCACCACGCTGAACACATCAACCAAATGCTAACAAAAGACAAAGCAACAGTGGCAGGTAACGATTTCGAGTCACTAGACCGTGTTACCACTGGTGCTTCTGCTGGTACTGATGAAGACATTTACTCCATTGATAGAGATGCAAACTCATGGTCATTGGCAGAACACAATGAGAACAGTGGAACTGACAGAAACCTATCACTAGACCAACTTGACGACTTGTTCCAAAAGATTTGGACTCGTGGTGGAAATCCAAAGGTTATCCTAACTGGATATGACACACTAATGAGACTACAACAACTTCTACAATCTCAACAAAGATTCATGGAAGAAAAGAGAGTTACACCTACCTACAACGGTGTTAAGGGTGTACCCGGTATCGAGGCTGGATTCATCGTAGCAACTTACAACGGTGTTCCAATCATTCCATCAAAGGATGTAGAATCTGACACAATCAGCAGAATGTACTTCCTAGACACAGACTACCTATACTTCTCCACTGCTATCCCTACTCAATACTTTGAGAGTGGTATCGAAACTGGCGACCCATTCGCAATCAACAGATTGGGTCAAGAGGGTATGTACCGCACAATGGGTGAACTTTGGACAACTTTCTTTGGAGGACACGGTTCAGTTCGTGACCTAAAGTGAGGACATCAAAAATAATGAGGTGAAAAATTATGGCTAAAGAATTAACATTAAGCGGAACAGCAACAGCAACTCTTGTAGGTGCATGGGAACTTAGAGCAGGGTCACAAAGTACTACTGAGTGGCTAGACGGTGCGGCAGATGTAACCTATCCGGGCGGTGGTCCGGGTACTTTCAACGCATCCAACAGCGATGGTGCAAACGGCTACGATGCCGCACCAAAGATGGCTCTTATCAATGTAACAGGTGGTGCAGACGGTGAAACAATCATCCTAGCGGGTGGCATTACTTCTATACTTGGTGCATTTACCACTGACACTGGTACTGCGGCAGTATCAGTAGGTGCAAGCGTGTCAAGTCTAACCATTACTCTACAATACCTAAGTGGCTCGGCTAACACTACGAGCGTTCTAGTGATGTACAACTGAGGTTGATTAGATGCCTACGGTAACATTTCTAGGACCTT